TGCAGTAGATCTATACCAGTAACTTTAATTTCTGATGTTTCTTATGGTGTTTTATACCGTTTAGAATATTACGATTTATCTGGTGTACACTCAAAAATAGATATATTACAAAAAGAATATTGAGTCCCTATTGAATTAGTTAGCGTCCAATGTTTACCCCTGTCTGTACTCCAATAGAAAGCGGTGTTATCTGTACCAAATACATAATTACCATTACTAGCAAGCCAGTACATATTGTGCTGATAGTATTCGATTAAGTTGTAGTTGTAATCAAATGCTACATCGGTCGCATCTATTTCTTCCTGTGTTAATGCCTTGTTTCTCCAAATTGCAGGTTGTTCAATACTCCCAACAAATCCTACGTTTGTAGATAAGCTATATCCTCTGTGTGCTATGGTTAAATTTTGTGTCCCATCACTCATAGCCACGTAACTACCTGAAGATAGGTTTGTCACCGCTTGCTCAACCCCATTAAAATAAATCTTTATTCCTGTATAAACTCCGCTGCCGTCATAAGTAAACGTTACCTTTGTTTGAACACCAGCACTTACTCCTGCATTAGTCTGCACGTTTAAATACGCTGAAGTACCTAATTGAGAAAATAAAGCAAGACTAACTTTTCCCGTAGTTGCTTCAAGGATGCTCCAATATTCAACCTGCGTTCCGGATGCACGCTTACCAAATAAATACCTTGTCGTAGTTAAGTTAGTAGGGTTAATCCTCATTTGAATAGTAAACGGAACATCGGTAGTACCATTCCCAAAACTTAGATTAGCATTATCTAAAATTTGATGATAAGAATTTGACCCTGAAAAAATAGCCCTTCTACCCTTTATAATGGCGATATAGTTGGTACTGATTTAGTAAATGCAGAGAATATTTATTATAACTATTATAAATATTCAGACGGCACGCCTACTGCTTGGTGGCTTAGATATGGAGTTGATGAAAGTGAACAATTGCTTGATCTACTTTGTAAACGAATAATTGAACAACACAACTCTCCAAAATTTAAATTAACCGGTATTTTAAAAACAGATGTATTTTTCGGATTCATAAACTCTTTTTTAGAAAATAGCACATCAAAATATTATATACCTATGGCAATGACAATAGACGATAGGCATAATATGTACTCAGTAGAATTACAAGAGGTTGGTGAGCTAAATTCTGATGGCGTTAGCGGGGTTGGTGAGTTTGGTAATTTAGAATTTAATAACAGTTTTGATATATGAGTACACTAAATAAAACACAGTTTGCTACTACATACGAAGATAGTGGTTCTGGTAGATTTCTAACAAACACGACACAGGCAATCGGGAGCGATGATCTCAGGCAATTTGCAGAAGATATAGGCGATTCATTTCTAAACATAACTGATAATACATCTTCTAACCCTTCAGCGACCAATCAATTTACCGCAGGTATGCACATTGATGCTTTAGGTACAGGTGCTTTTGTTAAATATGTTACTATTGGCTCGGCAGCCGTTTTAACGGCCAAAGCTTCACCGGTTGAAATTGTGGCCGCGCCTGGGGCTGGTTATGTAATTATGCCCATAATGATACATTGCTTTTTAGACTATAATTCAGCGGCATACGCCACAAATACGACCTTTAGATTTGAGATAAATACAAGGGCGGTAACGAATACAAATACAGGTCTTTTGCCAGCTACAGCGGATAGACATGCGTTTTTAATGGGTATAGACGTAGATTCTGCCAGCTTAACAAATAGTGCCTTAGTTTTTGAGGTTCAGAGTGGAAACCCAACGGCAGGAAATAGCCCTATTTATGTTTGTTGTGTTTATAGGGTGGTTAATACGGGTGAATTAGCATAAAATTATTTAATTTTGTAAGGTAATGAACGTAAATAAGATATTACATTGGTGGGGCAGTGGCGGGGGTAGATCACCAGAAGAGTTAGGTGTATTGTTTGATAAATCATCATTTCCTGATATTGATGACTATACAGATTTTGGAACCGCTACCACTTCAATAGTAAGTAATGAGTTGAATATATCTGGTACTGGCACATTTTCAAAAGGTATTTATAATGACTATGGATATACGTTACTTCTTGATTTTTATAGAAAATTAACATTTAGAATAAATACTATAATAGCAACAGAGAGGGGCATAGTTGTTGGGCAAAAAGATGTCGCTCTTGGGGCTAAGGAAATATGGGCTGGTTTAGATGTTACAAGTGGAGCAAATAGGGGCAAATGTTATATATGGGATGATGCGGCAACTGTTCTAGCAGGCCCATCTACTGCATTAACTATAAACGTTAACGATGTAATACAGTATGAATTTGAACGTACAGGTTGGAGTTACGAGTTAACGGTAACAAACATAACTACACCTAACTCTGTAAGTGTTACTTATAATATTGACCCAACATTGAATACAAATATAGATCAATATAAAAGTGTATTTGGGATTTCTCTATTTGGTGGAGCTACTACATGGACAGTAATAAGTGATTATTGTTCTTCTACATCGTGGAAATATCCGAGAGTTTGTTTTGTTGGGGATAGTAAGACTGAGGGGATAGGTGTTGCTGCTCTTACCGATGTATATCCGTATTTATTATTTAGTGCCTCAAGTCAAAAATATACCGTTTGCGCAAAGGGTAACCAAACGACTCAAGATATATTAGATGCTATGCCTGAAATAATATCCATAGCGCCAACTAAGTACGTTTTATTTATTGGATGTAATGATATTAGAACAGGGGTAGCTTTGGCTACATGGCAAGCTAATTTTGCAAGTATAGTATCACAATTAGCGGCAACAGGCGCACAGGTTATTATTTGCAGACCATCAAAAGAAATAGGATTAGATTTATCAACGCTTGATACATATATCCAAACATACTCCCCTACTTACACGGTAGTTGATTTATATTCTGGATGGAATACAGGTACTATGTTAGCGGCTGACAATATACATCCTAATTCCGTAGGTCAGGCATATATACAAACACAACTATCAAGTTACGCGCCATAGCAAAATATTCGCCCAAGTGAGCGTATCACGAGAACAATGAAAAAGTTAATTTTGTTATTTGTATTTGCGTTTGCATCAATTTTTGCGCTGGCTCAATGTGGAACCCCCGGGAATCCCCCATGCGATCCCGGTGACCCTTGCTATTATAAGTCTTGGGATTTATCAGGGCCAACAGGTTCACAGAGTAACACCACGTTAAATTATACTGTTGCCCCACCATCAAGCTCAGACCTAGTTGAACCAAATACTGCCGTTATTCGGGTTACGCTTGTAAGCGGTCTCAAGGCTAAGGTTAATGGTGTTACGCTTAACGCCAGTGAATCAACTACATTCAACGGTAGTTATTCTTCATGTACAGAAAATCCCAGCATCGGGTACAGTTTAACATTCCTCACATTATCGAATGGCGTTCCTTATGGTAGGTCATTTAAAATTGAACTTATTTCTGTAACGGCTAGTCACACATTAGGATCAAGTCTTGTTGCAAATATATCATACTAAATGACCGCATACGATAACAGGTTTTTAACGGTAGGTAAAAATTCAGGCGTAAGGCTTACACCTATCATTGAGCCTGTTATCATTGCTTTAGATAAGTACTTTGAGAAGGCTAATTTAAAAGCCAAAGTTACAAGCGGGGAACGTACAAGCGGTGACCAGCTTGCCATCATTAGAAAGTATTCGGTAACATATGGAGTCGATAAAGAATTTCCAGAGATACTAACGTGTGGCGTATTGGATAAAATTGACTTTGGTGATGAGAAGAAAATATTTACATGGCAAAGAGCCTGGAGCAGGTTATTAAATAAAGGTATTATTGTTAACCCACCGTTAGAGGCTGAATGCTTATTTGATTATTACAGAAATGACGTTAACAAAAAAGGTCATAGAATAGGGTTATCACCTCATTACTTTGGTAAGGCTTTTGATATTTCAGGTGGTGAGGATTACAATCCGGTTAATGAAACAGAAGTAATTAAACAGGCTTTAGCGGATAAGCTACCTGGGCTTAAAGGTTACTTACTTGAGAGAAAACAGAATGCGTTGCACGTGGATTGTATTGCAGTTTAGATTATCTTTATAAAATGATTTATTGTAAATGTGGATGCTGGAATCAGTTAGATCCTACTGATAAGTATGGAAGAAGTAGATCTTTTATACATGGTCATAATGGTCGCGGTATTCCTATGAGCGATGACAGAAAGAAAAAACTAAGTATAGAAAGATTCGGCTCAGATAATCCAGCGTACGGTAAACCAAAAACTAAAAAGCAGTTAGAAGCTACATCTAGGATATGGAAAGGTAAAACTATACCCAATGAAGTTAAGGATAAAATGTCCAGAACAAAGAAGGGTAAGGTATTTACAGATGAACATAGAAAGAATTTGAGTATTGCATTTAAAGGTAGAGTACTTAGCTTGGAGGCAAGACACAATATGGCTATTGCTCACATGGGCGATAAGTCTAGTTTTTGGAAAGGTGGTCTAACAAAGAAATCTGAAGACATAAGAAAATCTCCAGAGTATAGTCAATGGAGGCGTGAGGTATTCCACAGAGATAATTACAAGTGTGTTGAGTGCGGGGCTGGCGAAAATATACAGGCTGATCATATTAAACCATTCTCTTTATTCCCCGAATTGAGATTTGATATTAATAACGGTAGGACTTTATGTAAATCATGCCATAAAGAAACACCTACCTATGGTAGAAAAATTGCAAATTATAGGGCAACAATTCAAGCATAATATGACCGAAAAAGAGCTACTTGAATTTTTCACCCCAGCAAAGATAATCGGTATATGCTTTGCGGTAGGCACTTTGGGATATGTTTTTTACTTAACAGTAACCCATAGGAATGAGTTTTGGAGCGCGGTAAAGGGGGAGAACAACAAACTTGATATTATTGAAGCCGTTGTAATTATCTGGATGGTGTTATTTGTGGCCATGATTACGGCTGATTTTGCGCTTGGGCTTCATGCAAGCAATGAGGCTTGGTATTCAATGGATGCTATATTTGCATTCAGTGTGGCGGGTAGCAAATTTGCAACGCGGTCAAAGATACAAGAACCAAAAGAATAGTTATATTTGCACTGCATGGCCAAGATAATAGAAAGAAAACTTGGAAGGGAGAACGCATTCGGACTAGCCGATATTGAAAAAAAGATTATAGAAATTGACCCACGTCAAAAGCCTAAAACGTACTTCGACACGTTGATACACGAGGCCTTACATTTGGCATTTCCAGAAGCCACCGAAACCAGAATCAGGAAGGCTACAAAAATAATACGCGATATACTTTGGACACATAAATACCGAAAGGTTAACCAATGAATCAAGGAACCAAAAAAGAACTAGCCTTAAAATTCCTTAAAGAAAACGATCACAGAATAAAGGTACTCCAGGCAATGGATACAGGCTGGAAGCAAACACTAGCCAGAGAACTTTTTGAAAAATACAAATCAGAATTTAAAAACATTGACTCTGCAAGGTCAGTGATAAGGGCATTAACAGACTCAGCAGGTGCTAAAAACCGAAAATGGAAATCAGTAAAATTTGAAGTTACATCTGATAAGAAGGTTTCAAACTTCCACTGGCGTGACCCAATAGAGCCACTAAAGCAGTTAAAAAAAGTTTTTGATAACGGTAAAGGAAGCCAAGACTTTGCAAATTGGAAGGTTAAAACAAACGAAGATATTTGCGTTATTGTTGCGGGTGATTTACATGCTGGTTCATGGGCAACTGACTACGATTTACTAATAAAGATAACTGAAGAAATTATTAATACCCCTAATCTATACGTTATCCTTATTGGGGATTTACTTCAAATGTCTATCAAACTCCGTGGTGTGTTGGAGGTTTCGGATAATGCCTTGCCCCCAAAGTGGCAATTGATGTGGTTGGAATCATGGCTTATGGATATTAAACATAAAGTAATTTGTTCAACTTGGGATAACCATTCAGTAATGAGGGAAGAAAATGCTACTGGATATTCCCGTTATGCTGATATTTTCCAAAGGCATGTTATCTATCACGACAACATAGGGCATATAGATATAACAGTTAACGACAATACTTATAAGGTTGCAGCGGCTCACTTTTTTAGAGGTCGCACAATGTATAACCCGTGTCATGGGCAAATGAGGTATATGAGGATGACCGCCAACGATCGAGAAATTGCGGTCGCTGGTGATAGTCATGAACCTGGAATAATTGTATATAACGAAGGAGGCACAAAGAAACGGGTAGCAATTAACTGCGGGTCAATCCAAAATGGTGGGTACGGCAAAAGATTCTTTAGCTTAGTCAATAGCCCTGTATTTCCTTGCTTTGTTTTAGGAGCAAAAGAGAGATATATAACCCCTTATTGGAGTGTTAAAGAATGGCTTACAAAACAGTAACTTACAAAGATGTAACATGAAAAAAGCCCAACCTGTAATAATCTTCATTCTATTTGTAGCCTGTTTATTTATGTACTTGCGTACACCTAGCGGCCATAAGCAGGAGATAGAGAGGATGGCTAAAGAAATTAAGTTGCATAAATACAAAGCTGATAGCATTAGTAACCATGCCAAAGCCTTAAAAGATAGTTTGACAATAGCCTTTAACACAATCAGGATACAGGATGAGGTTATTAAGCAGGATAGTATTAAAGCCTATAAACAGCGTAAAAGATATGAAAGCATTATTTTTAAGCCTCTTGCTAATGACCATGAGCGGGATAGCATACTCGCAATTTTATACCCTTCCAGCCGTATACGTTGATTCAATGTTTTTTGAGGTGGCCAAAGGTAGGGCATGCGACTCATTACAGGCCGCACAATCAACGCTAATCAAAAGCCAGGGAGAACAGCTACTTAACCAAGATAGTGCCTTAAAACTAGCCGTATCGCTTTCAGAAGCCAAAGAAGCAGAAGTTAAGGAATTACGCCAAGCGTTGACTAAAACAGAGGCTAAGTCCAAGATGGAACTAAAAGACCAAAAGACCAAAACCAGAAAGATAACTTTAATAGCTATCGGTCAGGCTGTTATCATTGTGCTGTTAATCCTTTAGATTCAATTTAAACGGATATTATGGCTTATATATACTTATTATAAGCAATGCAAGCCGCCAATTAAAAAAGCTGCCATAACCCCACCTCCTCCGCTACACGTGCCCACGCTCACGCTTTTTTGCCCACGCAGCAAGCACTGCTTATAACACCAAGTTTGTGCCATTTGTAAAAAATTGTTTTATATTTTGCTTCATTTTTAAAACTTTAAAGAAAAAACCCACCGCACTAGAGTAACTAAAAAAGTGTAGTCTGACTTATAAAGTCACGGTAGCGTTGCTCCTGCTTATCAAAATACTCTTTATCAATTTCAAAGGCGGTAAAGTCCATCTTGTATTTGTGTGCTGAAATACGGTTAGAGCCTGAGCCTAAATGCGTGTCAATTACTTTCATTCCTTCTTCGGCATAGTTTTTATATATCCAGTCATATAATGCAACCGGCTTTTGTGTAGGGTGTGTTTTCTTTTCTCCTTGTGGATTATTCAAATATCCAAACCCAATCCAGTCATAGGTGAATCTTCTCAAGATACAATTAAATGAAGTCCACGCAAGTTCACCGTCTGAAAAGTTTGTATTATTTGCATTCGTTATTTTTTTATCCCAAAAAATCCATCCCTTCTTAGGTGGCAGTAAGTCTGCAAAATAATTACCTCCCCATACAATTTGATTCTTTGAAACGCGTTGAAGTTCGGCAAAGTATTCATCACTTGGTCGTTCATTATCCCATCCTTTTTTATCATGGTGCTGTTTATTTGAAAAAGTGTTTGCCTTACCTCCTTTGCCTTTTACGGTGGTATTCCCATCAAAGTTGATTCCGTATGGCGGGTCAACGACAGCCAAGTCGAAATAATTATCAGGAAACTGTTTCATTCCTTCGACACAATCAGAATTAAATACAATAGAACCCACGCTTTTTTTCTTTAAAGTTTTAAAAATTCATAAGGTCAATTTTTTACAAACGGACACAAACTCTTGCAGCGTTAGCTGCCATTTGCGGACGACAAAACATATCTCGGCATTGGTTCGCCTTGATGCTGTTCGATACCTTTAAACACCAGCGTTTTGTTTTCAATAAGCGGACGTATTACTTCGTGCCGTACAAGGCAATCAGCATACATAAACATTCCACGTTCAGGCAAAAACCAAACGCTGTGAAACATCCCCTGCGGTTTGTAAAATTCATCTTCTAACGATAGTTCGTGTTCAATCGCTTCAATTATTTTACGTTGGCTTAAATCAATTGAATAATCAAATTTTTCTCCACCTACGCCTGACGACCTATGTAGGCCATCATTAAATCCGTTTAATAAATTCTTTTCCATTTTGTCAAGTTATATGTTTACTTTTTAATCATTTTGTCAAGTTATAGGCTGACTAAAAACGGCAGCTAACAATATATTGGCAAAAGGCGGGCTGACGGTAATTAGAATGAGCATTTGCACTTTTGGCAACATTCCTACATAACTCATCAGTAGTGCTATATTTCCCGCCCTTCGCCAATATTTTGCCGTTAGCGGTAATTGCACCCCACCGCACGGTTAGAGTTCTTTATGAATTTGTAAATAGTCCTCCAATTCGGTTAATGTATTTGCAGGTATATTAAAACCATCACTTTGCAAGTCGGGATTTTCTACCTTCATATTATCAAACATCCATCTCATAGTTTCTTGGGCGTTTTTTAATAAATTGAATTGCTTTGAAATATCCCTTTCATTTTGGTTTTTAAAAAATGCGTATTCTAAACAAGTTCTTGAGCAATAGTGGTGCATCCCATTACTTTCAATAATATGGCTATCTGTGCTATCATTTTTTATTTTGCCATTAATTATAATCCACCTAAATGGATGCTCTTTAATATCATTAACCTCATAGGTATTTTCGCATTTTTTACCATCTTCAAAACGGTGTCCATCACATTTGTATATTAACATATTATTTTAGTTTTAAATTGTTTCTAATTCATTCGCTGTGCAACTAACCGCTAACAGCGTATAAAAGCCATTGAAAAAACGGCTCTTATACGCAAAACGTTATGCGAAACCGCCAACATTCGTATAAGAAAAAAGCGTTTGTTGATATTCTGCAGAAAGATTTTTTACTTTCTCTAATTCATTCGGCATATTTTTATACAAGCCTTTTTGTCTATTTTGTTCACATTGAAATAAATATCTCTGAATGCTCCAAAGTTTTAAAAAATCTTTCTTTGGAATATCCCAATTTCTTAAATTGTAAAATCCTTGCAAAGGTTGGTATTCGCATAACACAGGTTTTGCAATACCGTGCTTGAATGTTTCAGTTGGACTATTTTTCATTTTAATAAAGTTTTTTGTTAGTATTTAGTTTCGTTGTCTTTAGGCACGGCATCGCAAAGCCTTTTAACGTTATGTGCAATTTTCTTTTTCATTTTTTTTCCCACCGCACAATGATTAAATGATTAATCGAAGTTGCATATAGCACAATTTTGTTTTTCAAAGTTCACTTCCCAATCTTCACGACCAAATGATAAATAAGTTTTAATAAAATCTTCTTCATCTCTGCCCCAGTGCTTTTTTAGTCTGTTGCTTAAATCAACTGCCCTTTGCCAATATTCAGGGTAATGTATTCGCACCAATTCAAAATCCGACTTCTGCATATTTTTGCATGGTAAGCAGTTGTTATGGGTAAATACTCTTTTCCCTGCTTCGTTTCTGATGTCGTAAATTTTCGGATACCAACCTATTTTTTCTTTCACAATTCCAAAACACCATTCATTGTCTTTATCTATAATTGGAAATGCTTTGTAATAAATCATGTTTGGTGCATTGACAAACATTCGCTTTTCCCTTCGCCTTTCGTTTCTCACATAGCCCACCAAATCAATTTCAATTCGTTTTTCTGCCATGTAATTTACAATCGGAATTACTTTTAATTCCTTTGTGCAAATTGGAATAGCTGCCGGGTGTGGTATCATTTTCATTTTCTCAAAATGAGCAATGATGCTATTCCAAGTTTCTTTGTAGAAAACGGTTTTGAAATTTTTCTTTGCAAACTCAACCCCTGCCAAAACAAAATCTCTTGTGTCTGGGCTATGTTCTTCAAAGTGTGCATAGAATAAATGCAACTCCAAAGGCTTTTTTTCTTCTGCTATTTCAGCCAACCAACACAGCACAGCCATTGAGTTTATGCCACCTGATAAACCAATCATAATTTTCTTATCTGAGAAATCACCTTTCTCAATCATAAGTGCTGCTGTATCTCTTTCAAATAATTCTATCTGCATACTTTTAATGATTAAATTGATTAATTGCCCACGCACAAAAAATGAAAAAGAAAACAGACACATAACAGCACCTAACCAAAATTGGCGGCTTAGCGGTAAATTGAACTGTATTGCTTCGTATCATCATTTGTGCTTGTTTGAAAATTTGTACTTCGTAATCGCCAACTTCGGTTAGCCGCAAAACGTTAATCAAAACCTAATCCATGCACCAATACTTGGCGCAAAAGTGAAATGGTTACTCATTGTAAGTTCATACCTGATCGCGATATCCCTGTTTACTTCCTGAATGATACTGCCCCCGAATGTCATGCCATGACCAACGCGGTCAGATTCATCCGTCGGCATTGAGGTAAGACTGTATCCAATGATTAACCTTGCGGTGATGTCTTTGTCAAGTTCAAAGCTGTAACCGGTGCGAACCTGGAGCACCTTAGGAGCCGATACTTCCGGCGAAAGCGTGATGATCTGATTGTATTCGAGGAAAGATGGTCCAATGTTCCTGCCAGCCGTTAAGTTGGCGGAAAGGTATGATGAACTTCCTGGGACGTAGCCCAACGCAAGCGAGGCGTAGCCGTTGTGTTTGTTTATTTGGGCAAAGGAGGCCATGGAAAAGATGATCAGCAGTAGGGTGATGATGGTTATGGTTTTCATTGCGTTTAGTTTTTAATGTGAAATTTTGAAAGGATTGATATGACTAATTTTTTGATCTGATCAATCTTTGAAACCGGGACACGAAAGGAAATCGTTTTTGTTGGCTCGTTGTACTTGGCTTTCCGGCCTGATGATGCTTGTTTTCCGCCGCGTGATTGTTTTTTCATTATCTTGCTGCGCTTTTTAATGCGTGTTTATGTTCTTTGACATATTCAATCTTTTTAGCATCAGGATATTTTTCTTTCAGCCATTTTTTTGCTTCGGTAATTCCAAAGGAAAGTTCTGATTTTATTTCGTGATAACTTACCCTACCTGAAAAGGTTAGTTTAAATTTCCGTTTCATTGTATGCCGAACGGTTTTAAAATGTCCTGAAAAATTGGGTTGAGACTTGACGGTATGTTTTTGCTTTTCAGGTAGTCCTCAAAGGCTTCGTATCTATATTCTGCGTGGTCGCCAACGATTACGTATTCTTCCCTTGCTGCATCAAACGCTTTTCTTTCTTCCTGTGTCTCAAGATTCATTTCCACTATTTCTGATAGTGTGAAATCTGAAATTATTTGCCCGTCCTTTGCTTCATCATCTTTTACTATGCAGCTTACTCTTGTTCCTCTGATTTCGTGAACTTCCAACCATTGACCGTTAAGGTTTTTGTAGTTGCTTTTGGTTTGAATTTTTGCTTTCATGTTTTGCATTTTGATTGGTTAAATTATACAACAAAGATGCTACTATAAAACGTATAATCCTGATATTTCACCAATTATTTTTATACAATAATTTCAGGATTCTTACTAATCGCTATAACGCCGTCCTTAATCCAATAGGAACAACAACATCAGGAACCGGGCGCACCAAATGCCCGCATTGATACCCACCGGCATATACCGGGAAGTTGTACTGATCCGTTCCGGCAATAAGCCCATACGGCAGTCCTGTCTTATCATATACGGCAATCTCTTTTCCGTCAATATCCCCTTTCAAAACAGTTGTAAACTCTGACCGATGTATATACCGCTTCTTGACCATGTGAACACAGAACTCCCGCGAGGTCTTAATAAGCGATCCTGAGTATTCAAACCAATTCCAGCCCAGGTCATCAGATACAATTTGCCCATACTGCCGGTTGTACTGATTGATTGAATCGGTTACAATCTGCTTACTATACTTCAACAGCTTGCCATCCCCTGCATCTGTATTCGTGATAAACTCCCGCATCTGACCTACAAACTTCGTAATGGTCCCGCCGCCGGTTATATTCTGCCTGAGTATATCCTGTATTGGCTTTATCACGTTTTCTGTAATACCGCTTTCTGTCAGAGACTCTAATGCTGAATCAATAGACTGTAATTTTATCTCCTCATAAACTTTTCCGGCTGAAAATTCTGCTTGTAATGAATTAAAATACTTGTTTTGAAGTGCCGAAACGTTGTCGAACTGTTTAATGTACTTTGATACATTTTTCAGGTATTCTTTGGAAAGTATGATCTTTCGAAGCTGTGTCTTAATCTTCCCAATGGTGCGGATATTGGCAATGTTATTCTTTATCCGGCCATTGCTTACCTCGAGGTCTTTTATCAGACCAACCACCTCGGCAAATATCTTATCCTGAATCCCAGGGACGGCTTTAATAAAGTCGTTTACCGAGGATTCGAGTACATAAGTTAGCGCATTTACTATTTTGTCGGTTTCGGTCATGCAACATCATTCATTACTTCTTGCTTCTCTGAATTAGCCTTAATGATCGCATCAGCATAGCCGGCAATAGTCTTAGCCTTTTCTTCGTACGACTTAGCCGCAAATTCAGCATCTGCATTCATGGCCATCTTCACAAATGATGCAATGTTGCAGGAAATAATGTAATCCTTTTCAGTAATTCCGCCGTTTTGCAGTTGTAACACCTTATCATCCTCAGCAACACCGGCCAATGGATTGAGGATGTAGATATTTACCATGAAATCCTTTGTCTTATCATCAGCGTTGAACTTGGCATTTGCGTAGTCAATTTCCAAGGCCGATACGATAGATGGATTCACCTTTGCATTTTTGGCTGAAGTCAATTCCTGCAAAATGTAGTTAGATGAAATCAGGTCGAACTTTTGTGGAACCGGTATCTTTGGCAACTGCTTTTCTCGCTTATCTTTATCAACATTCGCGTAGCGGTAGTCATTGATCATCTTGTAAACACGATCAATCACCCTTACAATATCCTCTGCAATAGTGGCTACAAAGGTATTGAGTGAATCACGGTCCACCTCCTTCGACACGCCGGATTCAGAAAGCGGCACGTCGGCCAGAAATTCCATGTTGATCGCCGCCAGTCCATCAAAGATATGCGCCTTCACCCTCTTATCCTGAATCTCCACGATCTTCGTGTCCTTCGTGACATATCCCACAAATGGGTTAGGCAGTGCCTGCTCTGTGGCTGAATTAGGCCTTAGTGAGATATGCTCGTAAGGATTGAATGGTATATATCCGGTTCCCTTGCACGTTTCGCATTGAGATGAAATTATTTGTCCCTCTTTGCCTTTGGTAGTTACCGTTCCGGTTGAATGGCACTTCTTACAGTCCTGGTTAGTATATGACCACATCAGCGAGTGAATATGCTGAACAACCTCTGCTTGTAAGTCTGAATATTCCCTTACCGCTTCATCCCATGAAGGAATACAATTTATAATCCTGGATTCAAAGATGAAATGCCTTTCGTACACTTTAAAGAATTGCGCCCCTATCATAAAGGCCGGAAGATACCCAAGCCCATGCTCAAAAGGCTCGCCTGCCATCATTGCGCCTTTTTCATCAATCTGCTCATACCGTGTTATGGACTGCGCCGTAACTGCATAAAGGATAAGTCCATCCTTCACCTGTCCGCCCTTTGTTTTATAGGTGGAAGTGTTTTGTGAACGCAACACAGCATATTCGCCAGGCATGAAATCCCAAACCTGATCAGAATTGAAAACGAAAGGATATGGTTTGTAATAGTCGGCCTCCTCAACAGTCTGCTCCAATGGCATAACTAATATGACGCTGTTCGGATCAACCACGTAGTTTTTTAAAAGGACATTAAACGCCCAATTTGTAACGCTATTGAAATCCAGCGGGAAGTTCTTTTCGCAATAATCATTAAGCCTTTCACCTTCACGCCCGGAGGTAAGACTTTTTTCATCATACTTCACATACCACCCTTCAGCCTTGCGTATCTTGCCAAGTTCGGTCAGCACCTTTCCAAATGCGCCTTTCGTCTTTGACTTATAAATAGCCTCTCTGTATTTCTTGATGGTGTCTGATTCACCGGGCCTGCGTTCCCCAATCAGTGTTTTTGGAAACTCTCCGTCAGAATGAATTTTAATTTCAGCAGCCATTTTACAAGTTAAAGGGTAGGCCGGATGCCTGTATGGTGATTTGCCTATGTACTTTTCAATCTTAATTTCTTCCATCATTATATTTTTTGCCGTTCGGGTAAGTATTTAATTTTGTCACGCAGTTCAAACGGATGCAAAAGCCCCATTTGCTTAAATACCGATTTTACCCGGTTGTTATAAAACGTCCGCATCCGTGCCGTAGCAACCTTTCCTCCGGCTGAATACAGGTAGTAGTTATTCCAAATATCGCTGTCCTGGTAGCCATTGCGGGCATTCACATAGGCCCAGAAAGACGGACGCCACATATCTTTATGTGGGTAGTTGTCCTGTAATATTGAAGCAACAGAAAAAGCAAACTCATCAGGCATTGAGCCGGCAAACTCACGCGGCGCGATAAGCGGAGCGTCCCATGTATCCTTTACCAATTCAAAGTAATTGTGGTTTTTATCTGTCTTTTTAAACCATATCACCTCTGTTGAAAGTGAATAGTACCTGCCTGCCGTAAGCTGATAAGCCTCTTTCAAATCCGATGGCTCCACCCAATACATTGAATTACGCTCGTTCATTCCTGGCAGTTTCTTCCCTGTTGCCATATCAGCAAAGCCATGGTTGGCAATAGTGAAGTCAACTTGCGACAATTCAGCAAACAATTCAGACGGCTTATTCTTCAGCCAAATAGTATCAGCGTCAATAAATAACGTGTCATCAAATGGCGTAAGATCGTAAAGCCTTGTTTTTAGTCGCAAGGCGTGTTCCTGGCCTTCATAGCGTATCATTTCAACTCCATCGAACAAAGTATTGCCTTCAAGCGATTTGAGTGCCACAGCGTCATAAATGAGCGCAATAGGCACGTTTTCCGTCGCCTTAATACTTGCGATCAGGTTATAAGCCATCCTGCCGTAGTACTGATTGCCTGTTGCTATGATTAAAATACCGGTCATGTGGCAGCGCAGTTTGAATTAACCTGATAGTATGGGTAAGGCTTCACTTTAAATGTCCCCATGCCGATATCGGTAGTGAATCCCTCAACCTCCGCCCATTCAATCTCATACTGCCCTTCACTGACATAGCTTGTAAACCGGCTTTCGCCTGATCGCTTCATCCCGAAGTCGTCATGCTTCATGGCAATAGCAAGCCTGAAGTGGAAAGATTCTCCGCCCCAGTCTGTCTTCCCCTGGAATAGTTTTTCAAAAGTTGCCTGTAATGTTTTATATGTGCCGTCTGAAAACCGGAACACATTTTCATTTACCACCGGCTGCGGCTTTTCGATCAGGATAGGCAGCCGGACGATATTGTAAAATTCGTCGTTTGTTTCGTAGTCGAAATCAAAAGCATTTTCAGAGTTTCGGTACTTAATCACAGTCGTATAGCAATCGCTTGCCTGGTACTTAAGGCAGTTTGAACAGGCGATCAAGTCATCTTCATTTGAAGTGATATCGGCCGTGAACACCTCCGCCCCAACTGTTACATTGCCATACACCGGGCCTGATGAATGAATGGTGATAATGCTTATTCCGTAAGGGATAGTTATTTGCAGTTGCACGTTATCCCCTGTTAAATCCTCTATTGCATTTGCAATATCTTGGGCGTCGGAAATATCATAAACACCAGATACCGGGCTTCCTCCAATCACTACCGATATTGTTATGTCAGTTCCGGTTATGCCGGTGAAGTCCTGATAAGCGTAACTGTCGCCGCTTACCCTTACGATGCCTAAGTAAAAACACTGTCCTTCCTCAAGTATTTCCGCAAAGTTGAAATCCTCATTTATTGTTATCAACCCATAGGCCAAATCCTCTGCGCTTAAATGAGACCATAGCACGGTCGCAAATACGTCGGTAGTGGAATAGTAGCCTGTTGGCATTTCGATAATGTCGGCAATGTCGCATTCTGAAAATAGCTTTATGACGTATTCATTCTGCCCTGGCGCGGATTCAACCTCATTTGCAATAAGCTGAAAGGAGATGTCCTCACTCCTTACCACAGGTAGGCAGGCGTTGACTTGCAACACACAATCATCCTCCTCGGCAATGCCGGAGAATTGGATAAAGCTATTTTCAGGCGCGTATATCATTGCTATTCTGTTTCAGGTATCATGTTCCCGATCAGAGGAACAAGAACGCTTGCGCTGATTGCGCCGCTTTCTATGGCCTGATCTAAAACACTTTGGTTAAATGTGTTAAGCTGAATATCATGCTCCTCATTTACATACTCCTCTTTGATTTTCTTAGCCGCTTCAATGTCGGTGTACTTATGTACCACTGTCTGACCGGGCAGCAGTTTTGTTTCTTTGGTAAATAGAACTTCTTTGCCGTCTTCGGTGACAATGTTTGCAAACTGATCACCGACGTAATTAATCGGATCGCCTTTTTCGTCCTTTTCAAAAAGCATCTTTTGCGCTTCAGTGAAGTCGCTGTCGGCGTGCTTTACTACCGAATTGATCTTTGATAGGTTACGAGCGATCACAAGAGCCAATGATGTCGGCGTCTTTGCCAGTTCGTCCAATGCTGCTTTAATCTGTTTTAATTGGTCAATCTTCATGATTTATTTATTGGTTTTGGTTTTATGCTGTAAAGTAAATTACTGTTACCTGTAACTGTAATGCAGATGTTGAACCAAAGATAAGAAGTATTTCAAATGCGCTGTTGCCTGAGTTGCGGCGTATGCCTCCGCGTATCGCTGATGGGTTTGCTGTTTGGTTTGCTTCAACCCTTGCACCGGTTATCGGGTACATATATTCACTTGCCGCGTCGCCTGATGCAGCAAGTACGGCAGGAGCGGGTGCGGTTGATGGAAAAGTCACTATGCAAGTTGTATTGGTTGTTCCTGTGGATGTGTATAAAACAGAAATGGTTAATATTACCATGTTGCCAATTCTTGACATGACATACTTCTGAGAAACGATTGTTGACGGCGGTGTGCTGTTCCATGTAAATGTGCCGTCGTAGTCAGCAATAACATCATTGCGGTAATTGGTCAATGTGTATGCTGCCGTTCCACTGGTGTTATTCACGGCCATTGTATAGGCTGTCCCGGTAAGCTGCGTGGCTACGATGGATTTGTTTGTAAGCGTTTGTGTGCCGTCCAATGTGGCTACGCTTGTGGCATTTGTTCCTGCCGTAGTCACTCTTAAATCACCTGTCGAAACCGTTAATACTGCTGATGAATGAGTGATAACAGAGTTGCCGTTAGCGAAGTTGACCACCGCGCCTGATGCAAGGAAAAGGTCGGAAAATGAAAGCGTGCCACTGCCTAATGCTGCGCCGTCATTAGAACCAGGAAGTAAAGTTGTGTTGATCGCTACGGCTGCAAGATTTGATAACGCCGTATTTGCACCTGTTCCTGCTGGTACTGCCCAAGTTGTTACACCTGAACCATTGGTTTGTAAAAATTCACCTGAATTACCATCTGTGGTAGGCAATGTAAGCGTCCAGGTTCCGGCTGCGGCGGCTGATTGTACTGTAACTGTTCCTGAAGTTGCGCCATTGAATTTTAATGTTCCGGTTAGAGTCCCTGCAAGTCCGGCAAATAATCCTGTGGCATCAAAGCCTCCTACCAAAGCACTATTTACCGAAACCCCTATTTCTGCACCTGCGCCTTTTAGATATATCCCCGAACTTGCATCAGACAAAAAACTTAATGATGGTGCAACAATAGAGCCTGAGCGTACTTGTAGTGCGGTATCAGTAAATTGGTGATAGACTAAATTGCTAAATGATATTTCTATTAATCCTGCTGTATTATCATCTATTGCAGGCGTCTTAATCCCATTCGTAAACACCTGCGCCTGACTTGTCGCACCTGTCGTCGCTCCATCAACCGTCAAATACGTCCCGCTTAAACTTGGAATATCAGCCGCCACAAGAACCCTGAATGTCGGTGCCGCATCGGCTCCCGTTGCTGGCCCGGCAAACACTTTATTGGCATTCTGTGTATTGAGCGAAAATGATAAAGCCGGAGTAGTTGTTACCGTTGCTTCAGAGGTCGTGAATAGCGGGGAAAGGTCACCGGCCGAGAAGGATGTGACGGTTCCTGAGCCGCCGGATGGCGCAATCCACGAAAGAACACCGCCGCCATTTGTTGAAAGTATGTCCCCCCCATTACCGTCATTTGTTGGCAATGTTAATCCATATGTGCCTGCATTATCGGCAACATTAATAGTTACAGTGCCAGAAGTTAGCCCGTTAAGTTGTATTTTTCCGCCAACACTTCCATTCGCTCCGAGAAATATCCCATTTGCATCAAACCCTCCTACTAAAACTCCTGCTATTGATGCGCCTATTTCTGTTGTTGATTTATAATAAAATCCATGATTTGAGTTGAATTTATAAGATGGATTTGCCGCTGATCCATCTATTACGGTTATGCCATTGGTATTAATTGCAGCTTTTTGAACTGTTGATATTGTAAATGATATTCCCCCTGTTGCATTATCGTCAACTATCGGAGCCTTTACTCCATTGGTAAATACTTGCGCCTGTGCGGTTGCGCCTGTAGTTGCTCCGTCAGTGGTCAGGAAAGAACCTATTGCGGCAGTAGCCCATGTAAGTACTCCACTACCATTCGTTTGTAAAAATTGTAAATTATTGCCGTCAGTTGTTGGTAATGTTAGAGTATAAGTAGTAGCATCAGGAACTCCAATAGTTACTATCCCACTTGTTGCACCTTGCAACTGTATTTCTTTTGTTTGCAGAAAAGTTGATATGCCAACCCCGCCGCCCGCATTTATTGTTAAGCTATTCCCTGCTACATCAATAGTTGCATCGATGCCAACAAATCCGAGCGTAGAAGTGCCATCGTTCCAAATTAAAGAAGGACTGCTCGTTATCCCACTACCTGTACCATAAACTATTTGCGTAGAAGGCACGGACAAACCAAAAGCAGAAGCTAAAGCAGTTTTTACCGCCCCATGCGTAACCTTTTTCGTTTCCGTTGCTGATGTGTCAACAATTACATAAAGGTCATCATCCGCAAATGTCGCAAGTGCCGTAAGCTGGGAAATCTTTAAATCTGCCATGTCAATTTTTAGTGTTTTAGTCCTGTCTTAATTTTCCTGAATCTTCCTGTAACAAGTAATCTCCATTTTCCTGTAAGATAAAATCCGACACCGTTCCTGCACCCAATGGCAACAACACAAACGTAGCAAGCCCCTGATTAGGCCGGTATTCAATCTCCCTTAAATAGCAATCCTGAAAGTCCGTCTGTTGCCCATACCTGACCTGAATAATACCGCGCGGATTGGCTTTCAAAAGCGAATAATCATCGAACGACAACGGATATTCAAACTCCCATGATTCCAATTTATAGATAGGTAACCCCTCATCCGGCGTTGCAAGCGTGTTGACGGTGATCTCCGGTTTCTGCTCCGATATTACAGCGTCCTCCAATACACAACCATCTTCCAAAAGCCCCTCTGCAAGCGTGTTGCCGGTTCCTGTGGTGAAGTAAAGGCTGCCACTGGTCGAAGGGTCAACATATCCGGCCATGACCTTATTCATCCACCGTAGCAAGTTCCTGATCGGTGAAATACGGTAGTTATACACCGTGTCGGGATCAATGATGTTTGCCGGAGTATCAATATTTCCCTGTTCAACCGTTATCCCGCCGTATTCCCTGGTAACACAAATGATAAAGTCGTCGTTATCATATCTCCAATCCTTTGAAGTTGTTGAAAACTGTTGCCGTGTGATTTCAATGGCATATCCGGAAGCAATCAGTTCGGAAATCTTCACCAATGAATTACGGATATTCTTTAACGACGTCCGGTATTTGCGCGACGTGTTGAATTCGTCAAGACCGCTGAATTCCTCAGCCTCCCATTTCTGATACCCAAATTCGGCAGTCGAATAGTGTTCGTCGGTGATTACCGTCCGCTTTATGTCGGGAACTTTATCACAAATCAAAACGACCGTATCATCATAGAAATAGTCCGCCTGTTCAATACGAAGCCTGTCATATCCTGTCCGGTCGGTATCGGTCTCAATGCCTACGCCCAGGTTATGGATTGCGCTAAGGCTGTCAAATAGCTTCTTAAATGAAATCCTATGACTTGCGTCAGCATTGCGCCTGATTAATAACCCATTTGTGATGACCTCAAGGCTGCCACAGCCATCTTCAGCCGCGTCGTAAGGTTCGCTATCCGTGCGCCCGAAATAATCGCTGTAAACGCGAAGACATTTGTTTGTAATGCTTTCCGTTATCCGGCTCAATGCCTCATTCACCATTGACACGCTGGCATTGGTGGATGAATAGTTTGTTTCAAGTGTTACACGGAAATAGCTTTCTGATTGATCGGTGACGGTGAAATTTATTTGTAGTTCGGATGGGTCAAGCGGAATAATCCTGCTGTAAGTGCCTGACACCTGAACCCGCCAATACATAGAAACTTCATCCCCGGTTAAAAGTGCTGATGGGAAAGCCCCGGAAAAAGTATAGTCAAAGGCTTCATTAAATGTCGCATGACAGCCGGAAAATGTATCCGTGTCAATGGTGTGAACAGATGTAGATAAATCAGATGGCCTATACCTGATCATCTGTAATGTTATTACAACGTCCTCAAAATCATCCGTGCCACAGCCATCAAGTGTTAAGTTGGTAAGGAATGCAGTTAGTGATATGGTCGCCTTTTGCCTGATATTAAACACCCAGTCCGGCGATGGGTCGCCGGGGATAGCCTGAGCAACCCACAAAGGAGTGGCCGTTACATCAGTAACACTATCGCTTTCTCCTGCAATATGGTCTTCATTGATCCCATTGAGTTCATTAATAACATCCGTCGTCTTTAGCCAGATGTAAGGCTCAAATTCAATAAGCCCAATTCCGGTGTCGCTCCTTTCAGCCGTTTGAATATCACCGTCAGCCTCATCAGCATATAGCCATTCGTCAGTTTTTAAAATTGTTTTCGATGGCAGCAATATTTCTTTGTTGATCCATTCGTAAGGCTCCATCGTTTCGCCGTCCAAAGAAACAAGCGAACTCAATTCTACTTCCTGGTCTTGCCTGTTCTTAAAAGCCGAAAGACAGCTGTCATCTTCGATAACAACCTCCACAAAGCAGACATCTGATTCCTGAAATTGAACCTTTGTAAAATTTAGTTTCCCGGTGTAGAAATTCACATAGTCGTCACCATCATTACATTGAACGTCAATGATAATTCGCTGATAAGCCTCTACGCCGTCAGCATCATAGGCCGTCTTGATGATATTATACCCAAGCCCATAAAACTTAAGCGGAATGGAGTACTCAAAGAATACACCGTGCAATATCTTATCCCGCTTGAAATTGAAGACGGCATCAGCCCATCCAACAGGGTTTTCAATCTCTGTTGCGGTATAACCACCGTCCTCTAAATAGAATTTCCAGATCATCCGTTCCAGGTAAATTTATCATCCCAATACTTACGCCTGCTTAACCCTTCGTCCATGTGCTTCTGAAATCCGCGCTCATCAATATTCACCGCTACTTTTGGGTGACGTTCTATTTCAGCCCCTATATGCTTTGCAATGGATTTCCCAAGTGAATTATAGTCCACTTGTTCACCGCTTCTGTTCGTGATGTATTGCGTCAGCACCTCATCAGGAATATGGGGCAACATTTCCGGGAAGGCAAAAGGATTTTCAAAAAATTGCTTTGTGTCACCGGCGTTGAATATCTGATAGCCGCCCTTGTCGTACAATAATTCAGGGCCTTCTTCACCGACAACCTTAAATCCAGCCGGGGCTTTCTTTGTTCCTTTCTTGAATGCCGGTATAGGCTGAGCCAACACTGTGGCAAGTTGGGCTGCGCCAAGTGCGCCAATGGCAACAGATAGCACCGTTGCAAGTATTCCGGTTTGTGCTGCGACCTTTGAGATGGCAATAGCTGTATTGATTACGATATTGAACGCGGCAGCCTCTTTGTCTGCAACGGCCTGCTTGCGTTTCAATTCAGCGATTTCCTTAGCGTATTTCTGTTCCGAAATGCGACCTGAATCCAGCCTTTGCTTAAGATTGTCCTGCTGCTGGGCGTTCAATGCCGCGCCAAAGGCAAATAGCTGGTTCCCGAATTGGATGGATGTATTGAGTAGTTCTTGTTTTAGTTGTTGGTCAAGTGCAACCTGCTCTAATGATTCATCCTGCCTGATCTTGAGTCGCGCCTGCTTACCCTGTTCGGCAAGATTTGTTTTAAATCGCTCAACTTCTGCGGCTGAAATAGCTTCCGGGATAGCTGAAACGGTTGTCCCCACACTGTCTGCGCCGCCTGTAGGAATGGCTTTTAAGTCTTCATTGGATTTCCTTGCCAATGCCTCAATATCTTTATAATACTGAGCCGCAAGAACTCTTTTATCATTCACAAGTTTATTAAATTCGGCAGTGTCTGAATTGCCTGAATTTTTCAAAAGTGTAAGCCGTGAATCAATTAGATTCTTTTCAAGTCCAAACACTTCAGTAAGTGTTGCGCCCCTGATCTTGGCTAACTTGATTTGCGTTTCTAAATTGTTGATGATATTCTCATTGCCGGTATTTACAACCTCGTTTGACCTTTTTATCGCTGCGTAAAAGGCTGCGGAAGAATCCTCTACTAATTTCTTTTGTCTTGCAAGTTCCGCGTTTTGCTTTTTAAGCGATTCAGTACTGTCGTCCGTGCTTTTTACAAACTGATACACCGCCGTAACTGCCAACGTCAAAGCCGTAGCAATGGCAACAATAGGATTGAGGGCAAGAACCCGGTTCCATGCCGCTGTTGCAATAGTGGCAAGTGATGTGGCCCCTGAGTAAAGCCCTGTAACGGTTGCTGTGGCTGCCAACTGTAGCCGCCTGGCAGCAAGGACAACGGCGGATTCTTTTTGTAGCAAATTGGCAATCTGTTGAACACCATTTGCAACAGCCATCGCCGCTTGAACCTTCAATAAAGCCTTTTGTAAGTCCTGGTTTTCGCCGCCGAGTAGGGCAGCGGCTCCCTGGGCTACCGAAAAAGCCGAAGCAAGGCCAGAGACAGCCCCAACAACGGCATCAATGTTTTTTGTATCGGAAGCTAAGGCGCGTATTCGCTTGGAAGTGTCGCCTACCTGGTCCTCAAGTTTGGCAGCCTGGATAGATAGCTTTTCAAAAGCAGCGGTTCCTCCAAGTCCGGCCTGTTCCATCTGCGCCAGTTCATTGCGCATTGCGCGGACTTGCGTTGACAGCCGGACCGTCTTTTCTGTTGCCTGATCGGTAGCAGTGTTTAGTTTCTTGATCTGATCTTCAGCAGCACCGGTTACAATGTTTTTTGAAACGTCGGCGGCAGCCTTAGAAAGATTCTGCATTGAAGCGGTAGTGCTGTCAATGATTTCATCACGCTTTTGTAGCGCGGCATTTGTTTCAGCGAATTGCTGGGCCGTGGCTTCGTCAATAGAGCCTAAAGCACGTAATTGATCTAATGTGGATTTTGATTCCGGGGAAAGCTGGAGGTCAAACTTTATGATTACGTTGTCTTGCGCCATCGCCAAAAGAGTTTTCTTGTTCTACTCTTGTTGGCGGCTCGTTTTGCGCCCGATATATGGTTAATGTAATCATCTTCTTTTCTTGTTTGCTTTTTCCGCCGACTTGCGTTCCCTTTCGGCCTCTTTCAGCTTTAACTCCCGCAAGATAATATATTCTCCTAATGTTGTACCACGTCTAAGTGATTCAAGCCGGCCAGCTTCACCTCCGGCAAGCCAAATTTCTTCCTCAAATCCTTTCTTTTCTCTTTGTCCACGATGCAAGCCAAATGAGATTCCAAATGTGCCTCTGTTAGCTTGTTTATTGTTTCCACGACTACCTCCCATGATACTGGATGCTTTGGCAAAAATGGTATTAGCTGAATGAGTGGTTGCTGCAAAAAAAAATCTTTCATGCCTGCCGTTTTCTTCCAAAATTCAATCTTCTTTTCGGCATAACCAGGGTCAAAGTTGTAAGGGCTTTCGGATTCATCAAAAAATACTACACTGGCAAACTTCCAAATGTATTCAGGCGGATCAATCCATTTGAGCCGTTCCTTTAACTGATTATTCAGTGTTTGCAATGTGTTTAGTTCAATAACTCCTTTCTTTGGCGTGTTAAGAACGTCGTCAACGGCTGCAACATGAAGTTCCAGGAACTCCCTGTTTACCCGCATTGCTAATTCATCGTAATACTTCAGCGCATTAAGCCCGCGAAGGTAGGCTGCATTGAAAACGTCCTGAAATTGGAAATACTTTTTGTTGCCAATGGTGAAGGCTTCAACAATTACGTGTTGGGTCTTTTCCGGGAATTGGGCGGATTTTTGGCGGAGGATATTTTTTAGGAATTGGAGCATTAAATCTTTTTCAGCGTTTCTTCAATCTTAGAAATAAATGCAGTTATCGTCTTGCGCCCATTCACCCTGACGGCAAATGTATTCTTGTTCGGCTTCACTTCGATCATCTTATCTGGCTTTGCCTCACAGATGTAAAGGAACTTATACCCCGAACACGCCCCGCAAAATTCTTTCTTTAGAAAACTCCATCCGTGCTGTGAAAGTATGTCCTCGTAACTCATTTTTCAAAGTATGGTGAATTTCTGAAGTAGTCAATGACTGAATTAAGTACCGTGTTTACACCTGTCACCGCCAACACGAACAAAAGAATGTTAAAGTTACAACTCCATTGAGCAACCCAAAAGAACGATCCCCAGAATGACGACATACATATCAGGCAAGAAAAAAGCGGCTTTGTCCACGCGGCATTATCATATCTGGCAACAAGTGGGTTAAATATCATTCCGTCCTGAAACAATATCCAAATGCCGGTGATTTGCAGTGAAGTGAGGAGTACTTCTGAAAGCATTTTGTAAAAGTAAATAAAATGTTTGAATTGTAGTATCCAATAATTATATGATGCTATTCATGCTTACCTAATATTAACATTATAGGAATTCCAATATTTTTATTATTTTTGACGAATGGATAAATTGATACCAACCAAGCCGTCAAATAGAACGCCTTCTCCTGAATCCTTGTATATTTTTTACGAAAGTTACTTCCTGAAAATCCTTAATAAGTTTAGAAAGCATCAATGTAGCATAGGTGTTTTTATGACAGCTTATGCAACATTGTATAATATTGATTTCTCCTTTACGGATTTAAAGAATGAATACGATAAAGCATTTAATCAGGAAACCATTTATGAAAATCCAATATTTTATGCACAGCCAATAGAATCAGTACAAAATCAGAATGAATACGTTGTTATTGATAAACTTGGAAACAAAAAAGTCAGAAAGCACAAAATTGTTATAAAATGAGATTCGAAGATTTAGACATAAATAAAATTAGGAATTATGCCTACGCAAAAATAAAACGGCATAATCTCCAGCATGAAATAAATGATCTCATAAACGATGCTTATATATTTCATATTGAAAAAGGATTTGATTTTAGCTATGATCTTTTTACTAATTCTATAAATTTTATTGCGCTCCAAACTCATAGTAGGCTTGAAGTGGAATTGCCACAAATATCAGTACCAAAAGGAACAAAAGAAAGGTATATTGAAAAACAATGCAAAATATGTTTAGAAATATTGCCTGTTGATAAATTTAGGTTTGATGAAACAAAAGAAGGCCAGAGATTTTATAGAAACAAATGTAAAAAATGCGAAGGTGAGTTTTATACAAAAACCCCTTACAATAAGGAAGGCAGGAAAAGGGCTTATAATAAGGTTAAGTCAACTCCTGTTTATAAATTAGCTAACAAGAATAATTTCAGAAAGTATGTAAATGAAAATAGAGATAAATGGAATAGTTATTTGGTTGAAAGATCAAAAAGAGAAAAGGATAATTTAACAGATGCCTACATAAGAAAATTATTGCGTCATAAATATAATACGCATTTTTTAAAATCAAATCCTGAAATTATTTTGCAACACAGATTAAATCTCATGAAAAAAAGACAGTAATCTGCTGCAACAAAACAATACTTTTCCCTGGTATCACCCCATCAAAGGGGAACGAAACGGCCATCTTCTTTACATCAGCCAGGTAAATAATCCCTTTAAACTTATCCACAGGAACACCATCAAAGCGAAATTTTGAAAGGCTGAAATCCTTTTCAGACAAATGCGAAAGGTGTACGACAAAAATATCATTACGCCTCACTGCCAACCCTTCGATATTGCATTCCTTATTGACAAACCATGTCATCTGTTCGCCGCCCATGACAAACAAATCAATCATCAAGTGATCGTTACAATGATGCAATCATACTCAATATCCAATATTTCAAACGTGGCAGGCTCCCTTTCATAAAGGGAAATTATCTCCTCCGCTATAAACGTGAAACTACCGGCATTCCTGTTAAAGAAGAATGAAGGAAAGCCCAAGTCCTCATAATCGCCGTCCGTCGGGTTCGTGATGATCAGAATATCCCCATCGCCGTCAGCCGTCGCTTCAAATGAGTATTCAGTTCCGAATTTATCGGACACCGTTATCTCATAATCAGTCCCTGCAATAAGGCCAGGTAATACAATGTCGTCGCATTCATCAAATGTTGCGGTGTAACAAGTGGAGCAAGTTGTCATAAGTCAAAAGTAATAAATGTTTATGTAAGTAGGTATTGCTTTTCAAAGCCTGAAAGTTCCATATTACAAACATACCGCCAGCAGTCCAAGACGTCTGATTGCTGCTTCGGGTCCTTCCTGTCTTCCTTCAAAATTGTCCCATCAGCCAGCGATTGCACGTTTTCCAAGTCGAATATCAAATCCCTGGCATTCTGTTCATCTATTTCAACGGTGTAGTGTTGCAAAATAAGATTAACCAAAGTCCGGTTATCTTCCAGCCGGGGATTAACACGTGTCTTTATTTGTCCCGGCCCAATCCTTAGCTTATGCTGAATCATGGTGTAGTGTGTCACCTGTTCCTTAAGAATTGACTGCCTGTTATGGCCTGAGTTATCCCCTGTGACAATGTAAAGCGACCCGGGGTACTTTATCAGTATCCGGTTGCAAAGTTCGTCCACGCCTGAGTTAGGTATCTTTATTGATTCCAGCGCCCTGATTGTGTTATGTGGCCGGTCGTGCTGTACCACCACGCAAGATATGGGATTCCTATTGAAGTCAAAGGATATTATTAGCGGCAGCGTATGGTCAACTTGTAATCCGGGTTTAACATGCTTTTTTCTGTCAAAAGCAAACGCCCACGGTGATTCATTAAGTTTGTTACCCCATAATCCAAGCGTGAACACATTGTACCAATAGTAATTGGTTTCGGCAAATGATTCATGTATGGCAGTCCGTTGCGATGTTATGAATGGGTTGTCATGGTAGGTTGTATGAGTTGCCCTGTAAGTCAGTTCAAAGCTTTTCCCCCCGGCTGAATATTGCTTTGTATTGGTAAATGACTTTTCCGCCGTGTGCGAAAAGAAGTTTTTATAAATCCAAAAGTCGGTATAATCAGGAGTGTCACATTCCGGATTGAAAGTAAAATCTAACTTTATGCGCCCCTGGTTGGACCGGAGCGAAGATATCAGGAAGATGAAGTCTTCCTCTGTGATCTGATTGCCTTCCTCCACCCATGCGCCTGATGGGTTGGAAATGGATTTCAGCTTTGCCGGTTCATCGAGTCCACGCGCAATAAACTTATTGCCGTTTACGCAACGGATTTCCAAAGGTGAAACATTAAACACAAATAGCGATTCCAGCCCCCATTCATAAACCACGTCTTTGATGGTCTGAAATTGGCTGTCCTTAATCGTGTTTGCTCCTTTTCTTACAAGAATATATCTGAAATAGTCTGATTCCAGGCATCTAAGCACAAGCCTTTGGGCTTCGTCGCGCGACTTCCCGGAATCCCGGCCTCCGTAGATTAGGTCAATGTCAATACCGGTGTCATCGCGTAAGTGTTGGTAGCAAGGGAGGAAAACGTCTTCGTCAACTTCAATCTGAGTTGTCAACTGTGGGCTGATCTTTTTTGCGTGTGGTTATGACAAATTTCATTTCGCCTGAATTCTCTACCTCAAGCCTGTCGCCGTATTTCTTTGGAGCCAGCTTCGACGCAATCCATTTACGAGCATCAACACGGAGTCGTGACCGGTTTATATTGTCGTGATTCGTGATGATATTTCCATCCTGATCAACCTGAGTATCATTTGTTGAATCGTCAGCTATTTGTATGATCTCATGTGCCATCAATTCAGCTTGCGCCTCTCTTGCGCGCGCGTATTTGTGCTGAAAATCTTTTTTGTCCGGGTCGCTTAACCAAGTGAAAATCGTTCTAAATCCTGGGAATCCGTCATTTTCACGGCATATCTTATGAAGTCCGTCGCCTGAAGTAGCTATCTTTTCGCAAATAGCGTTAATGACTTCTTCACTGTATAATGTTGGTCTTCCCATTTTATCTTTTCACGTGAAACCATGCCATAACTCTCGCAAATATACCAATTTTAACTTTACAGTTTATTGCAGGATATTCACCGAACCGCAGGAAATTGTCAATTTCAGAAGGCGTTATCGGCTCCATTGTGCAAATTGGTTTTGCATTCGGGATTCTAAGATAGTATAGTTTTGGTAAAAATCCAAGTGTTGACATTTGTTGTTAATGTCGTCCTGGCACTTGTTACGGCTGTGAATTATTGTTGAATGATCTTTTGGCTTTCCTTCCCCTTGCCACATATAGAACGCAAGTCGCTTAAGGCTTACGTCTGTCAGCTTTGTAGCAAAATGTATTATCAGGTTGCGGGCAAATGTGTATTTCCTTTTCCTTGATCGGTTGGTTAATAGTTGATAAACCGGGATTCCGACTACTAAGCAGACCTCAGTTATTATCTTTTTAACGGCTGTCTCCGTGTCCATGCTTATTTCAGATGGCTCAACCCCGCTCAATAGTATGTGATACCTGATGTGGTTTGCCGTCGGCTTTGGGATTTCTGTCGTGTTGATCATGTGCTGGTAGTACGTGACCAATTCAAGTTGTTCGCTGGTTTGCATTTTTTGGTTTGTTTTTTAAAAAGGTTATTTATTAAATTCTACTATTCCATCCATCCAATCATAAAGCGCCATTGACTTCGCAATAGCCCTGATTTCAGCCTGTTCGCTTGAATGAAGCGTGTTTTTAACGTGCGATTCAATAAGTGTCCTCAGTTCCCGCATACGCCCAACACCTTCAGGAACTTCAGACTTAATTTGCCCGAACCGATATTCTTTTGCCTTTTCAAGATACTCCTGTTTCTTTTCTTCCGACAAAACCGGAACCAGCTTGTAACGCTGAAGCATATCGTACTTCAATGCCGGATTCTTGATTTTGTAAGACTTATCTTTTTTGTAAGCCTGAAATTCTTTTCTGAAATCATCGATTGCCTGTTCCCGGCTTTGCCTGATCTGCTCCTCTGTGGGTCTTACCTCTTTGGCAGCCTCAATGGCCTGTTCCCTTGCCGACTTCAATACCGCCTCTCCCCGGTATTTCTCATAAGCCGAAATAACCCTGACCACGAAATCCATTGAAAATAGGTTGAAGTGTTCAATACGCTGTTCGAGGTCGCCGTAAGAATTAAGTCGGAATGCTAATAAAAACTCCTCACCTGTGACCCATTGGAACTTTTCCTCCACCGCCGTCATGATATGCCTGTAATCTTCGCCGCTGGGAGCCTTACAGCCGGCCAGGACGGCGGCATTTAGTAGGAGTGTGGTTTTGTTAGTCTCTGTCATTTCCGTTACCCTGGGGGCCAAAGTTGCCATTAGCATCCTTCTTTCGCTGCTCGTATAACTGGGCAGCAGCCAGAAGCTCATCGGCTGCCTGTTGAGTAACGCGACCTGCGATGATGGTGTGTCCATTTTTGTCAGTTGATTTTCCATTTAGTTTTTTTGTTTTTACTTCAAATAATCCCTGCCATCCTCCTGCGATCGAATCGTCCATCATTTCTATTGCTTCTTCTTCAGGATATTTGCTTAGTTTTTTTAAACATGCCTGAAGTGCGGAAAATGATTTCCCGCGCCACTTTTTTTCTTTTACCAGGATATTCCAAGTTGATATGAATCTTTCAGAATCAAAAGGAAAAATTAAATCCGGCTTTCTGTTTACATTTTTAATTTCATTTTCATTTTCATTTTCCATATGATTAGTCATATGAAGTTCTATATGATTAGTCATAATATCATTTAAATCACTTTTTGAAAGCGAATACCACTCATTAACCATTTTCTTTTCTGCAAAAAAATTATGCAGCTCAGTTTCCTTTGACTGAGGATATTTTATAGAAACAAAAAGTAATTTTAACCCTTCATGATATTGCCTTCTTAATTCTAAGAATCTTCGCTCAACATCTACAGAGCTTCCAATTTTTACAAGTCCTGTTTCAGGATTTTCTATAAAATAAATATGCAATGAGTCGTTATTTAATTGATTCCTGTTATTCCTCCTGGATTCAGAAAATGCCTTGCGCTTATTGCATTCATTTTCCAATCTTTCCTGGTAATATTTTCCTTCAGAATCAACTTTAAATTTTTCAAAAATCATATCATCTCTCTCCTTACATATGAAAATCATTTGTTTTTCTGAAAGGTGACCATGCTGATGTTGAGCCATCATTAACCTTATATATTTTCCGACCTGTTCATCAGTAAAAAATTGCGTACCTGTTGAAAAATCGCCTGTATAAAAAAGAAATGCGGGGTCTTTAGCCATTTTTAGTCCCCGTTTTTTTCACCTATAAAAATCTCCCCAATATCCGAAATCATCCAGTTATGGCAATTATCCATACACCAATTTAAAGCAATCTTAGCCAGCTCCTTTTCTTGCTTATCATTCTCATAGTCGAATGTGTGCATATAAACCAGGTTCTTATTCTTGTCCCATCCGCAAATTATTGTTGCGTGGGTTGGTACTGGGGGTATGGTTTCTATTGCCATAAAAAAAGAAAGCCCTAAAACTCCTGGAGAAGTTAAAGGGCTTAGGTTTAGTCGTTTCCGACACCAACTTTTGCTGCACTCCAGGCTGCGGCAAAAATTGCAAGAGTAAAAGTAATCATTTATTTGGATTCAATAGAATTACTTTTTAAAATAATTATCAATCACCACCCTTGCCTCCTCAAATGAAAAGCATACCTCCGCTTTATAGTTCCGGTTATGCAGGGCTGCCAGCCACGCATTTTGATTCTCCGTGCATTTGTTTGGCTTTACCTTAAGTTCTATGGCCAGGCCATTGCCGTTCCTGTTAGAAGCGAAAATGAACAGGTCAGGGAATCCGGACTTTGCGCCAAGCCATTTCAACTTAAATTGTTCAAACTTGGACCTACGCCCCTCCATAGGTGAATGATGGAATAGGACGCCTGGGTATTGCGCTGTCAGGAATCCAATTACCTGGTGATGCAGATGGTCTTCCGGGCCTAAGAACTTCTCGAATGGGTTGCGCCTCATTTGTTATATTGTTTTATGACCTGATCATTCAAGTCCAACAGAATAATTCTATACCGGTCTTCCTTTATGGCTTTGATAAGCCGGTCAATGGCTTTCTTATTTGACTGGATTGATTGCTTTGTTTCGGACGTGAATACAATACGGCCGTTGCCGTGATCAATATTGGCGTAAGTTTCCCCTGGCATGTGGCCGGATGGAATGATGTTGAATGTGAGTTGCTTTGTCATGGTTGGTTATTTATTTGTTGATTGACTTACTACCTTCTGCAAAATGCGCCACAGCTTTTTCCATATCCTCTTCTGTGAATTGATACTTTTCTTTTGCTTTGTTGACTTGTGGTATAACAACATTTTCTATAAACGCTTCCATATTAGTTTTCTTATGGTCATTGGCAGTCATCCATGCTTTTGATAAAATAATCAAGTTCTCTTTCAATTCATCGCTATCAACATTCTCCCAATCATCAGGCACATCAAACAAAGGCAATTCACCTATCTTCTTTGAGGCGGCTATTACCTTTGAAAATTGTTCTTCATCAGTTTTGTTGAAAGTGATCTTTTGCGTAACACGATTGTTATAGTAATAATATTCACCTACACCAATTTTATGTTCATCAGAAATAATCAACCAATAATCATCTACTTTAAGTGCTGTGTTCATGGGTTATCCTTTTAAGAGTTCGGTGACTGATTTGGATTCTGTTTCCAGCTTTAAGTTTTCTATGTGCCTCATCATTATATCAATATCATTTGCAGTGAAATCCTTTGGTAGAACAATAACGCAATGCCGCCCTCTTTCCAGTGGAATATTAACTACCAGATACCCTAAGCGATCAACGAGTTCCAACAATCCAAATCTAAACGCCCTCATTGCAAGGATATTTACTTCACACTGCCTTTCTTCATCAGTAAAGGCATCGGATTTCTTCACCATTGCATAGTGAGAATTTATCTTCATAGAAACCCAAGCAAGGTCATCTGTGTTGATGTTTTTTGAAATTGTATCATTCATAGGTTTAGATTTACTTTTTATTTTTTTTCATGTAAAGCCCTGTATAAATAGCTATTCCATACGCTACAGCAATCATCACTATAAACAACAGAAATCTCATATCGTTATTCATGGTTATCCTTTTAATAGTTCGCTTACTGTTTGTTCTTCAGGATTGGTTAAAGTATTGGAGGATTAATAACAATCACTCTCTTGTTTTTACCCTTCACTAAATTTCCTGTTCTTTCAGAAATTCTGTCATCATCGGCATGGTCACAAATATTTTCATCATCAAATGGAATCAATTTCCCATTACGTGTATAAAGGTTAACCTCCATTTCGTCAGGGTATCCATTAAGAATTTGTTTAAGCTCTTTATTTTTCATTGTTAAGATTTTTTTAGGTCAGGAACAGGTATATAAACTTCTTTTGGTGTCATGGGTCTGATAGTTGTTTTTTAAGTCCTACAATAGTTGCTTCTGGAATAAATGTTGCGTTAATATGCTTATTATATCCTGCATCTTTCATTGTCTGCATACACTCATTCAACACATCAATGCAATATTCCAATGTGATCTTGGTGCATTCTTTGGCTGCATTACCTTGTCCAAATATCTCGCTTTGAGGATGGTTTGAATCAACGTATTGCTCTATTGCTTCTAAATGCTTTTTTTGGAGTTCATTCATGATTTTCAATTTTACACGTAAAAGAGAGTATTGAGGTGGTTGTTGGTTAGGATTGGTTTTACAAATAATACTCCTTAAACCTGGTCCTTTTGCCGTCCTTGTCAACAATCCACCGCTTATGAACCTCAACACCGGCATTTATAAGATGCCTAACAATGGAGCGTAAATCAGCAATGCCATACATGCCAGCCGTCACGCTGCTTAAGTACAGCCCTGAGTTCAATAAATCGTACACCTTTGCGCATTGATCGCTTAGCTGGTCTTTATTCAAATCAAAGTGTGCCTGATTGTCCGGCGTATTTTGCCTGATATCTTTTACGGTGAAGTCAATTTCGGATTGTATCATGCGTCGTATGTTTTTTCAGGGAATACGCCTTGATCAGTAATGATTAGCCTGATCGGCTCAGGTATTTCTTCCGGCTGCTCGTCGCCAGGGTCGCGGCCTGTTATGATGTCGTCCATTGCATCGTGGTTTATCGGTTAGCAAAAAAGTGCCTTTACTTTGAAAGGCTAAGTCACGATTTTACCTGTGTCTGACAATTGTTTTGCCACTCATTACCTCACAGGGTTTGGGGAGCTACTTACCTGGATATATCACTCCAAGCCAACAAGCAGGGGCTGAATATCTTGAAATCAAAGAACAAAAGAACATTGGCTGCTTAACCCTTAGTTTCAATTAAGGACAAGTCAGTAGAAAGTTATGTCCGCAGCCAAAGTATTTTCAAAGAACAAGTTCAATGAATCCCGGCCTGCCACCTGAAGGCTGCTGATTTTACAGAGCCGGGGAACCTAAAAAAAACTACAAAATGGCAATCTGTTCATTGGGTAATGGTATGTTAATTCCGAACTCCTCACTTGCAAACTGCCTTACCTGATCGTAGTACTCCTCCGCTTCCACCGTTGACAACCCCGCACTACTTTTCACATATTCAAAGACTGCCCCGGTTTCAACATTGACCTTTTCAGCTTTCAGGAACCGGCTTTTTAGAACCAGGTGCATTTCATCCTTTGTGAACCCGGTATATTCGGCCATCATGGTCACAATAAGCCAATAGTACCGGTTCTGCTGAACGCTCCTGTGCTTTCTTTTCCGGCGGACAATAATTTCTATTGACTCCCCTTTGAAAAACTGCCTAATCTCATTTCCGAACTTATGACGCGGTAACCCTTGTATGGCTCCGTCGTCAGATACCTTGCAGAAGTATTGCAGTTCAAATTTCATTTTCGGGATTCGTAAAAGCGTTCAAGCAAGTCAGCGTCAATGGATTTTAGGAACCTGGCAAGCCTGTTTTCATTAATCTCGTCAGCCGTCCCCATCTCCGACGTTGGCGGATAAACAGCCAGGTATTCTTCGTCGCTTTCCGGATCGTAAAAAGGTAGTTCCCATACAACAAATATGTCCTTGTTGTCAATAGCCCACTGCCTGATTGTGTCAATTTCAATCTTATCAAAAATCTCTTTGCCCTGACCGTCCAGGTAGTACAATACTTCAATGCCGTCGCTTGTGACCTTGTGCTTTATTATCTCATAACGCCCTATTTCCGGCTCTTTTAGTGGGATATATATTCCGCTACCAAAAAACGTATTATTGCTTAAGTTTGACATGGGTTTGCGGTTTAGAACGGTAGATCATCAACTAACTCCTGACTGTTTTCTTCGGCTGTATTTGGCAGATCAATTACGCCGGGATTCATGAGCAACTTAAACTCTTTTGACTGGCTCATTTTGTCCTTTATGAACTGCGGAAGTTTTGAGTATTCAATCGCGCTCCAACTGTCAGTATAATTCAACTCCATATTTGCATTCACCTGATCAGGACAAACAAGGCCCTTTGGCATTGCTGAGCAGGATGAAATTTCTGCAAACAAGTTACCTTTTTTACTGGTCTTGTGGATTACAGAAATCATACACGGCTTTCCAAGTAATGCCGTTATGTCAAAGGCTTTCGCTTCATCTTCTGTAAATCCTTTTCCGCGCCATCCTTCCAGGAACTTGCGCAAATTGGCTTTTTCATTCATTGAAAGCGTGAACTCTTTGGAAATAACGAAAGGCTGTTCGCCGTTTTCTTCTTTGAAAACTTTTGTCTCAGTAGGCAGCTCCCATGATATCCGGACCTTGTTAAGCCATTTGGATTCACCCATTATGTTTTCTTCAACCGTGCCAATGTGTATCATCTGATAACACCGTGCTACATACGTTCCTGCCGGAACCGGCGTGTGGTCTCCACCGCCTGAATTTGTTGCTGTAATCATTTTTGCAGTTTGTTTTTTTTGTTAGTGAATAATTATTGGAATTTCTGTTGGTAATACTTGTTTTGAAAACTTCGTTATCTTTGCCATTGCAAGTTTGTTTTAGCCCTGCCGGTTTTTTGCATTTCCGGCAGGGCTTTCTTTTTAAAGTTTGGATTTCAGATTGTAAAGGATGGATTCAAGTTCGGCGATGATATCCTCAGCCGGGATTTCGGTTCCTGAACCATTGCGTAATATATCAGCGGCAATGGTTGAGTCCCTCCATTCATAAATAACAATCTCTCTAAAATCAGAGACGGCAAGGTATTTGGCTGGCGAAGAATTCGACTTAACACCTATCGGATAAGGCACTTCTTCAACAGCCATTGCGCCGGTAGTTGGGTCAAGTAGGTCCTGAATTGCTTTTGCTTCTTTTGTCATGTTGCATTTTTTTAAAGTGAAATTATTGATTGATTTCTAAGTTTGAAAGTTTGAGTAAAATAGAACTTTTGCGAGCGTAGTAATTATATAACGCAACAACTATCCTTTCATGCCTTGTACGTCCACGCCTGACAGCAGTTTCAACGTCGCGCGAAGTGATCTTCCTTCGTGAAGTGGATGCCATCTTCGCAACGATCACATTGTCCCCCCTGGTCATGTATTCCTTTCGCCTTTTTAAAATTGCTTCAGGGATTTTCATTCGTGTTTTATAGTTTATTGTTGCTTATTGTAGTACAAATATAAACAAGATTTTACCAAATGCAACTATTTGTTCATTTTTTTAAAAAATATTTTTTGCCCTGGATTACTTATGATGGTGTGCAAGTTCAGCCTCTATTTGGGTAGCATATTCTTTTATAAGCTCCACATCGCCCGCCGTAATTGCGTGTTGATGGCTGTACCCGATTGCCAATATCCCGGCAAAATATCCCTCCTTGTTTTTTAGTTTGAAAAGCCCTGATGATACGATATGATAAAGGCTGTTTATTACAGCCATTGAATCCTTATACTGCAATTCATTGTATTCGGCAAACCAATCATTGGCAACTAACTTTTCTAAGTTCCTTTGAAATATTGCCATTGGCTGATTTTGGAATAAATGAATAACCGGCTCCACGCCGTCATCGTTTTTCTCACATATAATACTCAGCTTCTGTATCGGCTCCCCGGTATAATAGTACCCTCCATTGTGGAATAACCATACATTCACCCTTTGCGCTTGTAGCCGGTGTAATAACTCACTACACAAACCATCAAGCCTTTTGTTTTTTTCAACAGCATTGGAAACATTGTGCGGAACCTTATCTTTTTTGTCAAGATACCGCTTAAGAAGTATCGTAATAACAGGAATACTTGCAACAGTTATTGGAATCAGCAAATGGTCATTTATCCACGCAACGACCTTCCATATATTCATTACTTCTGTTTCCATTTGTGAACCATTGCAAAGTTTAAAAGTATGTAAGCCACAAACTCCTCAATCTGAAATCCATGATTTTCGCGCATGAGTGTTTGTACAAAATCAAGCGTACAAAACGCGAAGTAATTCGCCACTGCCAACTCTCCCCACTTATCCAATTTCTGACCCAAAAGCATTATTATAGGAATCAGACATACGCGCCCGGCCATCGAACTATCCCATACCTCCCATTGTCGCTCAGCCTCTGCGTGTCGCCAAAACCAATGTACATTTGTCAACGTCACATCTATGACAATGACAGCAAGCCACCAAAATTTTTGCATCCATGAGAATTTAACGGTGTTTTAGTTCGTAAATTCCAAAACGCTTTAAACTTGTTTTGGCCTGGGCCTGGATGGCATCCCGCCGATTTGTATCGGGTCGCCATCCTCATTCATGCCGTTGACCGGCTCATTGTTCTCAAGTGCCTCCGCAATCTGGTCTTCCAGGTCAAGATAATCAGCCCGCAACTGATTGTAATAGTTTACAGGGCTATCATCCCATATCGCATTGAACAAATCGCCGTTGTCGCTTGTGGCCTGTGATCTGGCAGCCACTACCAATGCCGTTTGTTGTCTTGTTAAAGTCATGATAAAGGTTTTTTGATTTCAAAATAAGCTATTGAGTACCCGGGAAGGATCATCGTGTCCGCTGGGTTAAATGCCGTTGAAGTAGTGCTGGCCAGTGATGCGCACCTTCGCCCCGCCGCCAGTGATGGTGCAAAATCAATCACCGTACCATCAACTGATACCTGTGATGGCAGCGTAAGGTCAATACCTTTGCGATTCTGAATTACAAGCCTGAGCGTTCCGTCTTTTATGCCGCCGTAAATATCAACAGCCTCATCAATAGCCTGTATCTTGCAAGCCTTAAGCCCCTGGATGTACAGCATGTTTGCAATAGAAACATATTCAAAGTCAAGATTCGGGACATTCTGCTTTGAAATCCAGGCATTCATTCCGATGTAGCATTGTCCGATGTATTGAACCTGTCCATCAATGAGCGAATCAATGAAATGCTTTGTGAATCTGGCATAAGCCGACACGATGTAATTTTTGCCACGTATGATACCAGCCTTATCGTACTCATGCGCCGATACCTGACCTATAAACACCTTGCATCCGGAAAGTACAGACCCCGCTATTGCAGCCGTAAATGCCGGTAGCACATTTCTGATTGCGTTATCTATTTGTGCTACGTCGCTGTCAATATCTCCTGTCAGTGCCCACATATCCCATCCATGACAGTACTGCCGTATGCACCACTTCTTTTTATCAACCGGCTTTACTGATACAATCTCCTCCGCCCATCTTTTTGCTTTTTCCGATATTCCATTCTCTGAATGCCAGAAGTTAGGCGTGTCGAACACGTACCGGAACCTTTGCTGTGGATATTGTTTCTCAATGGCAGCCTGCCATGTGTAGCACTCATTGGCGTAGTTGGCCCCATTTCCCCACTGCTCCGGTCCTGTTTCTTCATTGAACTGAATAAAGATTGCTTTCTGTGGCAAAGTTGCGTCAATCTGCCTGTAAAGCTGCTCCAATGTACCCTTAAGCATATTGGCAATGATATAATTCTCCGCGCCCATCTTATTGCGCAAAATCATATGGCTATTCCAAAAGTCAAGATTCTTGCCGCCAACTCTGTAATCAGCGCAAAGTTCACCCTGCTTAATAGTGCAATCCACCGGAGGTATGGCATTCCATCCATTACCCGCTCCGCCTATATGCAGCCGGTCTTCCACAATGCCATAGTCGCGGCTGAATCCGCCGTTACCGTGCGAAATTGAAGTGAACCCCCCTTTAAGGAATTCTGTGAACCATGGATCGGTTTCAACGTCCACCCCAATGGGAGCCTGCCCACCTTTGAAAAACATATCCGTTGAACTTGTTGATCCGAATAGTCTTTTGATTTTCTTTTCCGATGTGGTTACGATTAGCGGGTCGCTCATTTTGTGGGACTTTTAAGTGTTTCGATTACCGTTCCCGCGAAGCAGGAAGCAGCAAAGATAAGTAATGAATCAAAGTATTGGAGGTAAGGTACGTCAATCCAACTGAATATCATATTAACAGGTATTATAAGGATAGCTACTATTAAAGCAAGCGCAGCCAGCACACGCTTCGATGAAGGCGTACCGGCTGCGCTGAATGCTGCCATTATAAAAGAACTCTTTACCTGTTGCTTAGCCCTCACAAACAAATGTGTCAGCGGGAACGTCGTAAGGTAACGGCAGGTCATTGCTCACCCATGAACATTCAACCTCCCATACAACCTCTGATTCATCGTCGTTCTGCACGGCTGCCTTTGGCACAATGGCCGCAACGCGGTCAGCCAAATGTACTTGCGTTTCAGTAACAAAAAACGGCTTCCAGTTGAAGTCCTTTTGAATGGAGTTGTAAAACTGAGCATTGCCGATATAGTTCGGGTCAATGAACTTTAGTTTAAACAGTGAAGAAATCCTGCGCTCATGAACCTGACCGTAGCCAGGGACAATCTTTGCAGTCCCGCCGTCAAACTCTCCTTGTGTGTTGGGAATCACTAAAACGGTTCCTGCCGCAATAGGACCAGACCAATCCGTAGGGTCTGTAGGGTCTGCAATGGTAACGTCTGAACGGATGAATCCAGCCGAACGAATCCGGCCTAATTCGATGTCGCCGCATACCTCACAGGCCGGCGTCGGTATTGCATTTCCGCAATCATCATAAATGTACATTGTGATTTTAGTTTAGTTGGTTAAAAAAAAGTTATGCCGCACAAAGGACAAAACAGGATTTGTCATACCTGGTCGCTATTGTGTAATTGATTTGAAAAAGAATGTTATTGGGCTTCAGTTTGTAATCCACGCTACCGGAATACTCCTGAACAAAAACCGATCTTGAGTTAAAGTTTGGGGCCAGTGCCTTAATTGACACCATTCGCAAGTTCCATCCACTTACGATCGTACGGTCTATGATGCGCGGAAATCCTGCAATGATAGCCGCGTAAAGGGCTTCAGGAGTAATCAGTAGCCGCGCACGATCGCCAAATACGATCATCTGCATCACTGCCGTTTCTGAAATTATATTCTGATCGCGTCCGTAGTTGTACTTCGCCTCCGGCGCGGAGGTGATTGATCCGGTTTTATGGTAAATGATAATTGGGTGAATGTCATCAATGCCGCAAAATATTTCTTCGTCTATATTCGAAACAATTACCGGTAAAAGTTCCTCACGTCCATCAACGTTCGTTCTTGGTATGTTTTGAGCAATGCCATAATAAGCCCCTTCCTGGTATATATGCCCGGATAAGGAGTTGGCGACAATCTCCTGATTGATGTATGCTATTATGTTGTCAAGCTGTGGCACCAGTGATTATTTTCTGTAAATATTCAGTACTAATTTCAAGAATCATGTCTTTTTCCTCAGCCGTCAGATCGTAAACATTCTTTTCAAAATGCTCTTGTACCCATTGCGACTTATCGGCATTTAGTGAGTTTTTAAACCCAAGCCCCCAGCGTCCACCCTGGCCAACGACGGCGGAAAAATCATCCTCCATCTGTCTGGTAAGGGATAGTACCACTTTTTTTCCTTCAAGCCTACCATACTTGCGCTCCCTTAGCCGTAAGTAGTTATTCTCATAACTGCCAATAGGCGACCCATCAGCGGCCTTGCCTTGTATATGTATTCGGTTGTGAACTGTCGAAATTATACCGGTAGCGACTACCCGCGTGAAGTTCTCAGGTTTGATAGCCTCCTCAATCCTCATTGCCAAAGTCCCCAACACCTCTGATATGTTTGATGTTATCATAGCCGGGCCTCCACTGTTGTAAGCTGAGCGTGACATTCAATACACGAATCAGACAGGTCAATGTCAATGCCTGCCAGGGCGGTTTCTAAAAGCGACTTCCATTCTGTATCGTAATAATCTTTCAGTTCCTGGGCCTGCTTACGGTCAACGGTCGTGTACCTGTTAAGCCGGTTTGTGTTAATCCGGAAAGCCATCGTAACGGCTCCGATCAAATACTGCAATGGCAACGTGAATACGTCCTTATTGTTACAGATGAATGAATTGTAATTGCATTGAATAGCGACAATCGAAGAAAGCCCCGATGTGCTGCTGCCAATTGTAAGATTTGTGTCTGTAATGGTAGAAGATAATGCCGCGCTTTCTGCGCCTCTTATCCTCACCGATCCACTTGCCCAATCGCAGAAGCAGTCAGCCGCTTGGCTGATGTCCTGGACGCAACTATCTACTAAAGTGGCGTCGTAGCCTACAAATATCCTGTAAGCGGAGTATTTGCGGTTTACTGAAATAAGATTCCATCCTGTGGCAGGGTTTGTAAGGACAATGGTATCAAGTACAAGCCCTGTGGTAAGGTCAAATATTTTTATGTTTACCGTCCCGGTAAATCCGGTGGTAACATAAAGCGAAAACGATTGAAAAGAAAACTGCTGAAATACTGAAGATACTAATCCGGATTCATTCTCAAAGGTCAGTTCGGCGGTGAAGCCACGCCACTTTGCGGCTGCCGCAACAGCCTGTGAGGTGTCAACGCGGCGCAGGAGGTCAACGGATTGTTGCACCGTCTTTATCCTATACCGCTTCCGTAATTCCTTAATGATCTCTAAGTCAAGATGTCCGAGTGCTGTAGTCTGAATATCATCGTACACGCCTGCGAAGGTTGCCTGATCAGCGTTTGCGATCTTATCAAGCATGTCGAGCGACATCCCCGGAAGCGAGTTTATGTAAAGATCGCTTTCAGGCTCATCAAGCCCTGCGCAATTAAGTACCCCTATCCAGTCGCGTAAGCATTCCATCTGCAATGTTTTTAAACAGGGGCGGGAAATCCTTGTCGGTCATCCCGCCCACTGTCGTCTTAGAAACTGTGGCTACTAAGAGTTGGTGATCACGTAACGGAGCGTTCCATTGTTGCCAGTCAACCGGTCAGTACCAACGTAAGCGTCGGTAGGAATGTTGATCATGTCGAACATCTTCGAAATCATCAATTTCCACCCTTCCTTAATTGCCTGCGTTCCTGCATACGGTGCAGCAGCGATGGTCGTCGGACAGTTGATGCGCATCAGCTTTGCATCAAAAGTGATGAAACTGAGTGGGTTGCCGGAAATATCCGAAACCGGAAGATTGATGGTGAAGTTGAATGAAGTCTGCTTATCCCCTGCGAACGGACCTTTGTATTTATTGTACGAAAGGATAGGGATGATTGCGCCAGGCTGGAATACTCCGATTTCATTTGTTCCCCATTCCGTTTGGGAAATAATGTCGTAGTAGTATTTGTAATCAGCTTCAAATCCGGCGGTATTAATGCCGTTTTGAGCGATACCCTTTGCCTTTTGCTGCATCACGTATTTATTGAACAGCCCCCCACCGACGATGATAGGCGTTCCCTGTCCTTCGTTCAGTTGGTAGTCGTCCAATATTTCGCCAAGCCCTTCAGTGAACAGATTTACGTTTGTGTCATCATTGAAGTTGACAGTTTTGGTAGTCGTGGCATTTGCCACGTTTGTTCCCCATGCAAGTTCCTGTTTTGCAAGGAGTATGCGGTTCATCTTCGTGAACAAAGCGTTTGCCGCGTTCTTAACAGCGTCCAAATGCTCCTGCATAACACCAGGTGCGGCTGGTGCGCCTACGTTCACGGTACGGCTGGCAGCCTCAACGTAACGTGCAATCGTCCGGTCGTCAATGTAAATTCCCAACTCAACATATTTCGTTATGTCGGTTGTGATTTCATTGTACCAGGGAACGATATCAGGGTCGCATGATTCGGTAGTCCCTACGAGGGATTCAGGGAATCGCGGCATGTATGAAATCCTCGCATTGCGGATATGTCCGTTTTCTTCGTAACCTTCATTGATTACGGTTCCTGCGAAATTGTTTTCGTTCAATGAACGAAGGAATCCGGGAGGAGTGATTTTTTTGCCTGGGTCGTTGCCATTGGCAACGTCGCCGAGGTGGTGTAGCAACGCGGATGCGTAGTTTTCAGCTACTGAATAAGCCATGATTATTTTAGTTTAGCGAGTGAAAAGATGCTCCACTGCTATTGTAGGCCAATGTCGGCCAGGGATTGCCTTGCGGCGTCCTGGAGGACTTGATTAACTTTCTGGCCATCAGCAGCAGGAGTAATGATTTTGCCGTTGCCTCCACTCGCGCCATTGGATGCCGCGCTGTTAGCCAGAAGTTTGTTCGTGTCAAGAACCTGTTTTGCGAAGTCGGGAAACTCCACCTTTTTATGAGCGGCATCATAATAATCCGTGCCGTCATTTTTTTGTAAGCGTAAAACGCCATCAGCTTTTACAACCCTCAACCCTTTAGATTGAAGTTCGTTGTTAAGAATTGAAAGCGATGTCTTTGTTTTCACCTCTACCGGCATTTCCTTTGGTAAGGAATAGTTGTACCCGGCAAGGTGACCTAATATGTCGTAATTCAAAAGTTCATTTTGATGCGCCTGACGCAAGGTGTCGGTTTCATGTTTGCTGTCAGCAACGATCTTGGCGATCTGCGCTTCAAGTGTATTGATTTTGGTTTGCAGTTCCGCTTTGTCGCCGCCTTTGCCTTCGAATTGCTTTGCGGTCAGGTCTTTAATTTTCTTTGCAAGCATTCCAACGCGCTTGTAAGATGATCTTTCCGTCTTCAGTTCGTTGATTGTGGATTCATCCAGGCCAAGTTCTGCCATTACACGGTCTTGCTCTGCATCCAATCCATTCATGTGAGTCGCTTTGAAATGCGCTGATATGATGGAATTGTTTTTAGCCGCTTCGAGGGTGAATAAGTTTTCCTGCAAGGGTTTTGAAAAGTCTTCCGGCACTTCGATAGCTTCGAGTGCTGGATTTTTCAGGATTGCTTTAAACGCTTCAGCGTTAATGTCTATCCCGCTTTTCGCGGCGAGGTCTGAAAGAAGTGTATTGAGTTTTCCCATAATGATGGGTAAAAATAGTTGTTAAACAAATTGTTTGCTATCTAAATAGATTTTATATTTGTGGTAAATTGCCACTAATGTGTTTATTCTCATTCAAAAAGATCAAGCATACGCCGAACGATATAGAACTTGTTTTTAGTAGCAGGGGTTTTTATTTTGTCAGAATTAATGGAGTGGCTGTGCAGGATAGTCTTACAAAAGACTTAGGAGAGGCTGAAATCTTCTTTGATGCGTATTGTGATCAAAAGAGAGGCACTCCATTCATCCATACTGTAATTAAAAAAGTTACAATATGATCCAACCCGCCAAAGATTGCCGCCGTCCAGGAATGAAGCTGTGGCCTAAATATGTCCCTGCCGACGTTCGGAAAATTGTGATAAGGAAGCAAGCGAAAATGATGGATGAGGCAAGTGGTGTTCGCAGTCAGGAAGCGGCTATTTATGCGATTATCAGGGAATGGGATGAAATGAAAAATAAAGTTTAAAGATGCAACCTATACTTTTTAGTAAAAAGAAAGTCAATGTTTGCAAAGTTCTTTTCATCAGGCCGTCTAACGTATAGATGTATCTCCCTTGCGGCCAATGGTAATATCTCAATGATGTAATTGATTGCCGTTGAAACTGTGTGAATCGTATTAGCCCGTTCAATAACCTTTGACCAGTCCAGCAAAGTAAAGCCTGCGACCTCTTTCATAAATACTTTTCGGTCACCACCGGATAAATGAACATTGACTTTGCCGGTACTATTGCTTCGAAAGGTTGAATTGATCAGATTGTATTTTTCACCGTCCTTTAATCCCAAGACATTATAATACAATTCATCCTCCTTTGCCGTGTCGCGCACCCATGAGCATCCGCGCCAGCCCTGCCAGTCCTTGCCAAAGTACAGATATTTTGATTTCATGCAGTCAGTAAATGGCAGTTTCAAAATACCATCAGCGAAACGAAGCGGGATAACGGTCGCGCCGTTTAAGTCATATTCATCCTTTCTTTCGTAGTCAATGGTAAGTATTGACTTATCAATGAATGTTATTTCCGGGAAGTGTTTTCCAATGGCTGCATATTGAGGGACCACCGGCACGATTATCTTATGTCCCTGGGAAATGAATTGTCGTAGTAAAGCAATGATAAACAAATGATCCCCCAACCCAAACGGCTGATTGATGATTAATACCTCTTGACGTTTTTTGTCTTGACTATTTTTGTCAATAGTTGTAACTTCAACAGGCTTAACAACTTTAGAAACTGTCTGTTTATCCAACATCGTTACCGGCTTCTTTTCCGTCCCATTCAAACAGGTGAACCCATGAAACCCAAACTCATTAGTATAGTATTTCTTTTCCTGGCGTCCATGCCCTTCGATACTGAATTTCCGTGCGGCCTCCTCTGAAGCATACCTGATGCCATACTTACGTTCAAGATAACGCCTGTAAGTCCTGCAAATATGGTGATCCTCAGGATGGGTAAGCCTTATCTGTGGATCCGTCGCTACAATCTCCATTAGTCGCTTTGAACGCAAAGAAAACCCGCCGTTACCGACGTTCATGCCGTCCCTATGCCACCATGTCGCGCCAATGTAGTCGAATTGCAAAAATGCGCTATCCCATGCCGCCGGGTTCTTTACATATCCGTCCGACTGGACGATAAGGACAAATTCTGTGTCAATGTATTTGTATAGCTCCTTTACAATGAAATGGGAATAATCTTCAATTTTATCAAGCGGAGCAATTGGGACACGAAAAACACTCCAGGCATCGCCTAATGTTTCTGTGGATGCCGACGTAATGAATTTATGCGCTCCAAACTTTATGCGCATTGTACATTCATTCATTGCGATAACTCCATCTTTAATCTTATCACAGTTGACCGTCACGAGCGTAACGTTTGGCAGGTGTAGTCTTTTGTCTTCCGGCTCAATAGGTTCGCCTAATGGCTTAATTTCGACCAAATCGGCGAAATTGGAATTTTCATCTTCAAATTCGTCAAAAATTGTCCCGCTTTGTGCTAATGTATGGGCTTTCAGCAAAAAAGCGTGATCATGCGCCGTGTGCATAGCGGCAATAAATTCATCTTTTGAATACGACCGCCCATTCATTCCAATGAAATTATAAATCGGAAATAATGTGTCCGCAATCATCTTTGTATTTTCCTCTAAATCAGGGAACCAACCTGGATGAAATGCTATGTAAATATTTGGCTTATGCTTCTCCAAATAATCTGACATCTGTGGAAGCAGCAACACCTCCCCGGCCTCAATATCAATTTTTATCAGGCACACTTCGCCAATGTCAATATTGTTTTCAGCGATAAAGGATTCAAGTGTCAGCGACTTTACTTTTTCTATTGCAGCATACTTATTAAATCTTACAACCATGCTGCTTTCAGAATCCCCAAACTCTCCCTTTGCATTGAGATCAATTTCGCCGTTCACATTCCCAATAGCCAATTTGTGAACTGAAATATCAGCCCTATTGATTTTTACATTTTCATCCAATATTTTATGGATTCCTTTATCCGGCTCCGCCGCGTAACACTTTGCTCCAAGTTTTGAAGCGTATAAAGAAACCGCCCCATTCCATGCCCCGATATCAATAAATACTTTGCCAGGAACAATCTCTTTGTCGAATACATCAAATGTTTCTGGCTCCCATTCATTGCGTGATACACGGCCCCACCATTCGAAGTGATTTTTATCTGAGTAATATATTTTCTTACCCCTTACGAAAACATGATCAGCTTCATCCATTACAAAATCATCTGCAACGTCCATCGGCTCGTTTCCTGCGCTATGTCCCATACTTGAATTTATACCAATGTGTTGAACAACTGACGGGACGGTGCAAACCGCCCCTCCTGAATTCTTGCAAGCCTCCGCGTCCCAATTTACGAGTCGTTTCATTCCTTTTTCTAAGGCTGGCAAAATCCATTTTTGGTATTGGTCCCGGTCAAAGCACATATTTATTCCGCCAACTGATGACTTGATATTATACCCTTCACCAGCTTCGATTATAGGGTGTCTTTCGGTCCCGTTTGCGTTTTTTGTAAGGCAGTTGAAGCCGGTAACTATCTTGTCGGGGAACTTTTCCTTTAGGGATATGATCTTTTCGATGAAATCTGGACGGACGATTGCGTCACTGTCGAGATTCATTACGATGTCGCAGACTGGATTATCACCCCTGATTAATGAGGGGTAAAACAAATGTTCAATTCCTTTGTCAAGACAAACACAAACCCCGCTATTCCTATCCCTTGTTATGATTGTAGCATTCAATAATACTGAAGCGTGATTTAAAATATTCACAGTTTCTTTATCAGTGCTTTTGTCATCAACAAAAACAATTTCCGTCCCTTCAGGAATCCGCGCCGCCTTCAAACTGTCAAGGCATTGGCGCAAGTAGTCAGCGCGATTGTAACATGGTATTACGATTCCTAATTTCATACAAATGGATTTTCTGTATAAAGCGAAACGGGGGGCATTCCATTTCCTGCAACCTGTAAATATACTACTCCGGTTTTTGCAATCTCTTCTAAGTCTTCTTTATTAAAAGCCCATTTAGTAATAACAACCGGAATTCCTTCGTGGTCTTGCCCCTTAAATGCGCTTACTGACATACATTGCTCATCAGTCATTCCTTCCGGCTTGTTGAATGTAATGTTTGCTTCTTTAAATTCTATTGGTAGCATGATTGATATTTTAGTAAATTATTTCAATTAACCTTTCCCTTGCCGAATCACTAAACAAATGAAGCCCCAGTTTGTACGGCTGAAACCCTCCGGCATGATGCAGCACCTTAATCTTCTTTCCAAAAAATACAAGTTCATGATCTATGACCCCTATTGATTTCCAACTATCCCAATGTGACTGCTCGCCAAAATCAACCCCTCGTAAAGAGTTTTCTCCGGCTAATACCGAAACACCATAGTGAGTATCGCTATCAATACGATCAATAATTCCCCATCTGTAATTGTCAACAATGGTGTTCAATACAGACTGCGAGCCAAAAGGAAGCATACCGGCAAACTTCCTGTTTTCAGCAAGCCATTCTGAAATAAACGCTTTCGAAGTGGTTGCCACGAGTCCGGCATTGACATAAGTGTTTACGTCCTTTCCCGCTTGCGTTATTGGGTCGCTGGTTCCGGCCTTTCCATAGTCGTTATTGTTGCGCACGCATACCACCTCGTAAATTTCAAGCAGCTTGAAAAGCTCATCCAATGAGCCGGCAATAATACTGTCCGCATCAAAATAGACAACAGCATCAAAGTCACCTTTAGCCATCGTCCATTCCATTACAAGCGGATGCAGTGATTCAATCGGCATTCCTGCGCCTTCAATGTCCTTTGTGCCATACATAAATAAAGGAATATCATAGTGAAAGTATTTGGCTGACGCAATCAGTTTGTCGGCCCCGAAGGAATAGAAATACTTATCAGAGCAGTACGTGCAAAAAGCAATCTTCATAGAATTTCAATTTTAAATGGTGAAGTGCCTAATATCTCCATGACCAGGTCATAAGCATCCCTGCTTTGCAGTATCGTGTCACGGTCTCGCTGAAGCCCTACCAATATGCAGCCGTGAGTATCTTTTGCAGTGTTCCCTGCGTGAATGCGCACCCCTTCAAACCCTGGCACATTGAGCAACAGCGGCATCATTCGTTTAAACCGATTTGAGACGTTCACAATGCCGTTATATGTTCCTTTGGGGATGGCAGTTGCGCCAAATACCTTTACAGGCCGCTCCACGTCCTCAAGCGTGTAGCACACAAATTCGCCGTTGACAAACATTTCCCCGGCTGTACTTTGATCAGTTGACTTTTCGCGGATTACTGTTATTTCTATCATGGCAGTTTGTTTTTAAACGGATTCAATTTACTTGCTAACCAAAAAAGCAACAGCCCAAAGCATAACAAGGCAAATAAAAGCAGTGTAAAGTCAAGTAGCGTCTTGCCCAAACTTTTACGTTCCTTAATAACCGGATTAACTGTATTAGTCTGCACCATCACCTCTTTGATAATCGTGTCCGTAGCACATTCACCAAACACATGAATTGTATCATTGTACCTTACAACCTTAACATGGAGCCGCTCCTTATCCATATAGAACGTATCTATTGACTTGGAAAAGATAAACGTGCTGTCAGCCCTTACGGCCTCAATGATCGTAGTGTCTGATTTGTAGATGGTATCAATACCAACAAGTTCGGGATTCTTTTTGACCAACCGCCCAAGCCGTTGGGCCGGACTGCATGATTGAAGCAGAAGTAAAACGATGATTATTCTCATATTTTTTCAGCAAAAGCGGTGAATGAATTGTAAGCGTCCAATTCGCTTACAAAAATGTTTTTATATTTTCCGGATGCGACAAAATAGTCCTTTATCATATCCGGTACAAAAGCGTTTATGTGTTTCCGGTTTGAATAAGGACGCCAATAAAGCTGATTCCAATGCGGGAGGTAAAGAAACATTACCCCGCCTGACCGTAAGCAATCCGTCCAGTGGTTAAGGTGCGCAACCCAATCATTGAGATGCTCAAGACAATGCGAACTGAATATCCCATCGGCATAATTTAAAGGAAGATTCATTGCATCCCGCAAATCTTCATCCTTACAATTTTTATCAATTCCAATTGCCCCTGGAAATTTCCACTCCTCGCGACCATATCCAATGTCGAATATTATACCTTCTTTCAGAACTTCTTTTGCAAATGGAAGGGCAAATCTGGCAGCGTTGCCATCGGCCTGGAATGCCGGATAATTCACGCCTCTAAAGGTTACTGTTTCTATTGGCATTTGACAAAAATAACTATTTTTAGTATATTCTTATTTCGCTTTGTAGGCAATGTGTCCTTTTAAAAAGGTGTTAATCTCAACAGTCCCGCCGATCGCTTCGACAATCAATATCAGCGTCTTTACAGTACAATTTCTACCAGCCTCAATGTCAACAATGGTCGCCTGGCGTACTCCGGTTTTTTCGCAAAGTTCCTTTTGAGTAAGTCCTGACGCCTTACGAAGCGTTTTGATAGCCTCGGCAATTTTCAATCTTGACTTCTTTGGATTTGCTGTATTCTTATTCTTATTCATTAATTATGGTTATTAGTTCTTTGATCTTGTTGCGCGAAACAAACTTTCTGTCAAGATACCATCCAAGTGTTCCGTTCTTTATTACTCTTTTCACAGGCTGAAGCCCCTTTTTGAAGACATCCATTCCCTGTAATGTGTATTTTTCATGTCCCCTAATTTGATATTGTTTTTCAGGCATTTGTGATTTTTTTATTCGTCAAGCCTGGTGTTAGTGGCAATAGTTAAGAAACTCCGTCTTACCATTGTAACCTTTCGACATTTGGAGAATACAGGTTTGCACCCTTGCTCCGTTAAATATGCTTCTTGGTAAGTGAGTAATGCTTACCAATCCAAACTCAATGATATCACTCGTTCTTTTTTGCCCGTTTATCACAGTCAACCAAGGCATTAAAGCAATAATGTTATCGCTCATTTCCATACACTCATACAAAATTTTATATCCTTTTGCCATTGGCGTAAATGGTGGGTTCATTACCACCCAATCAAATCTCTGTTTTTCCATAGCAAAAAAATCTTGTGGCTCAATTACAGTTCCTTTATGCTTTAATGCCTTTACCAAGTTTCCTAATCCGCTTGTAGGTTCTAAAATTGTTCCTGCGTTATCAGGCAAAAAAGAACTCATATAGTTGCAAACCTTTTCTGGTGTTTGAAATCCTGCAATACTACTGCCACTAACATCCGCTATAAGTAATGGCGGGTTCTGTGGTAAATCAATGTTTTTGCTTTCTATTATCATTTGTGTATAATTCAAAGTGAGTAGTCCTAAATCCGCCACTACTCATAGCGGAAACGTTATAAGCAAGCTGCTACATTCCTGCTGCGAATGAAAGTTCCCCATTGTTCAGCCATAGCTTTTGCCACCCCTGTGAAAGTTTTTGAGCTTTCCTTTGCGTTTTTTGCAATCCCCATGTTATAACTTTGTCCACGTTTCTTTCCTCCAGTATTACTCGGCAAATACGGCTTATAGTTGCTCTTAATGTCTGTCGGCTTTAATAGTGGCAAATTTTTCAACCACAATAAAGTTCGTTTACTGTATTCGTGTCCATACTCGTAGGGCTGTATCGCTTGGCTATGTTTTGGTAATTCAACTACTTTTAATGGTGTTGGGTTTTCAACTGCAATATATTCAATAGGCGCGTTAAGCAGTTCCAAAAACATAGCTTTCGCTTCCATTGCTTTTTCGTACCTATCTTGGCACAAATTACCTGCTGTTGGGTACATCCATCTTGCTCCAGCCCTACTCATATAAGTGCAAGGCGGGTGTGCTATCATCACATCATATTTGCCACTATAAGCCTCTTTAACTGCATCGCCTACAATATGCCATTCGGGTCTACCTCCACTACATTCTTGTAGGTCGCAACTATAAGCCTCAAATCCTAATTCTCGGAAAGCTCTGCAAACTTCTTGGCTCTCCTCACAAGCTATTAATATTTTCATTTCAATTTAAGTTTCTTTTTAATTAACCGCAGCCAGCTTATAACACGTGTTTTGTGCAATAGGGGCTGTGGTGGTTTATTCAAGTTTCTGCTTCTAATCAAGGTCTGTGGTAGGTTGAAGGTTTCGTTTCCAAAATCCCCTACTGCACAAAGCACCTTAACGTTACCTACCCACCCCGCACGTATCTACCGGCACATCGTAGTGCATATTCCAGCCATCTACTACTACTACCGGTGCGGTGGCTTTGGTGCAGCTAAACAAAGCGGTGCTGGTAATTATTGCCAGTATAATAAACAGCAGTGCCAGTAAAATTTTTTGGCTGCGTAAAAGTGGTTTGCGTTTTTTGTTTTTCATTTTAGTGTTGTTTCTTCTTCCGGTAGTATTATTCGCTTTACTTCAGTTGGGCTTACCCTTACTATAGCACCGGTTGCAGCATTAAAACATTGTGTAACCTGCACCAGGTAAACAGTGGCAGGAATAGCAGTTAGTCTATTAGAACCATCGGTATAGTTCATTCCTTTTGATGATGCTTCATCCTGGCTATACTTATATACTACTTCCGTCTCTGTAATTTTATCCAGCACAATGCCTTTTACATTTCCGTAAATAGCGGTAACAGCTTCTATTTTGTTTCCAATCATTACATCAACTTATTTAAAATCAATTCGCCCTGGGTAACGGTTAAAAGTCTAAGCTGGTCGTATTCTTCTTCGGTAATACCAAATTGCTCAAGCAGTCCGCTGCGTATTACATCGCGCTTTAACAGGCCGGTAGCTTGTGTATGTATTTTTATTGCAGCAAAGTTGCCCGCAATAAAGTTTTCGGGATCGGCCAGCAGTTGGCAGATTTCCGTTTTTGTGTATTTGCGCTTTGGTATACGGTCTAATATGCTAACGGGCATAGTTTGCTTTAATGGGTAAGCGAAAATAATTGCCTTTTTTGAATATACAAAAAAAGCAAGCATTATTTTTTCGTGTTCAAACCGTGTTTGTTTTGTAAATTTTGTTGTGCAAACCGTGAATTTTAAAGTGTTTTTGGTGGCACAGGTGGGGTAATGGGTGGGGCGTAGTATAAAAGGGGGCGCGGGGCGCAATTTTGAATGCGGAATGCGGAATGCGGAAGTATAAATGCACGGCAAACCGGGTGCTGAAGATTATAATGTGTGTGTTTAGTTTATTGCACACACTTTTAGAAAGTGCCGTTTTTGGGTACTGACTTGAAAAAACGCGTAAGTTTTGTAAGTTTTTTTTACTGTATTGATTTGCAGAAAGTTAAGTGCCATTTTTTACTTACAATTTATTTTTTGTAAGTGTAAGTTTTGTAAGTTGGGCTGCTGCCTGCTAACAATACTTACAAAACTTACAAAATTTAAAATAAATGTAAGTAATGTAGTTTCATAGGCAAATGGTTGTAAAACTTACAAAACTTACAAAACTTACGCAAAAATAGCTGCGCTGTAAAAACGGCTATTTACAGGAAATAAAAAACCCGCCAATGTTGGCGGGTTGTAAGTTTGGTAAAGCAGGGTTTGGTTATGCCGGGCCTTTGAAGGTTATGGGTGGGTAGATAATATGCGAAGCTGGTAATGCTTGTGCTGTATTGCATTTAATACATATCCAGTAAAGTTTATGTGGCGGCTTAAATATTACAGTTTGGCTGCAATTACATTCAAAGCACTTCGCCCTAAAAATGTATTCGTTTAGTTGCCTCATGGTTTGGTAATTGTGTTTAAAGTAACTTCGGTGTTATCAATAGCTGCGTTTATTTCGGCAATGGCTGTAGTAACCTTTACATACTCTTTATCGCAAAATTCTTTTTCAGAATCTGATCTATGGTAACTTCGTGAAGGATGCACTTCGCTCCAGCGTTTATCTAAAAGTTCAAGGCAAAATTTGAGTGTTGCTATTTTCATGGTTTACCGGTTTTGCTGATTACTTTAAATTCTATTACCCAAACGTATGGGTTGGCATCCCAGCTTTCGCGGCCGTTAATTTTTAACCATAAAGATGTAAAAGAAGAAGCTGCGTATTTGCATATATCTGAAGGATGATTAGATATATAATTTACATAACCCTGCCGTGCGCTCCATTCTACCCCTTCTGCCTTTGCATCGGCTTCGGTAATGGTTTGCAGGCGTTCTACGCGTATGCCGGTTATTTGCAGCCAAAGGCGGGCGGCTGCTTTTGGCATAAATAAAGAGGGGCGTTTATACCAGCCTACTTTACGGTAACTGTTTTTGCGTATAGTGGTTGGTTTTTCATCTTGATAAGAATAAATACCACCATCTATAAAAGCCCATTTTTGTTTACCAGTTTTAGTCAATCCGTTTTTCTTCCAGTAGCCATATGCGTAGAAAGTTTCTTTTACCCAAAGCAGGTTGCCCGGTTCACCGTATTTAGAAGTATTTGCCAGTTCGGGGTAATCTATAGCGCACCATTGTTTACCAAAACCGAATTTATACCCACCACAAAAAGTTTTATCTTTTACCGGTGTGGCAACCCTGCGGGTTTGTGTTTTGGTGCCGTTTAAAATAGCCTGCACCATTGGTGTGCTAAATAAAATTGGTGTTTCTTTCATATTGTTATAGTTTGGTTGGTTCGGTAATTATTAAAAAGTGAGTAATTGAATTTAGTTCGTGGGGTGTAAGCAGGCGGGCATCGCTGTTATACCAGTGCCCTTCGTCAAACATGGCATCGGCATAATAGCCCTGATCTATATCATACCATATTAGGTAATCTCCATTTGTGTTTTTAAATTCGGTTATAGGTTGCCAGTGCATCATTTCTTATCGTATTTAGTGCCTTCGGTGCCAAAGGGGTTTTCTTCAGCCGCCATGTGCTTTATATTAAATAGGTTTACTTTTTCGGTGGTGGTGGTGGGTCGCTCAGGATGGGTGGTGGTGTCTGGGGTTTCGGGTTCGTCCAGGTGTTTGCCTGTTACCCATTTATCGTATTCAAACATATAGCAGCGGGCTACGCGGCTGGTGTCGTAAACGGGTTCGTCTATACCGTTGGTGGTGCGTATGTTGGTGGGGTAGCGTATAATGCTGGGTGCGCCCGGGTTCATTCCTTTTTTATCCTTCAGGTAGTTTTTTAAGTCGGTGGTGTCTAACTTGTATTTGCTGTAACCTTCTTTGGTAATAGCTTCCACCAACCCGCGCAGGTCCAGTTTAAAGTAGGTGCAGCCAAAGGGTTGGAAGGTTTTAAGTTTGTCTATTATAAACTCGTCTACCACTTTATCTATGCGGTTGCGGGTTTTTTCTATAATAATTTGCAGTTGCTCGGTTTTTAATACTTCGGGGTCAAACCAAGCGCGGCCAATTTTTGGGTGTACCACTTCTCTGTTTTGCAAAAAGTTAAGCCATGCCGGTATTTCGGGGCGCATAAGTTTTTCGCGCAGGTCGGGTAGTTCTTTTGTAAACGGATGCACACGCACCACCCACCAGCGTATTTCTCCGTCCTCTATCTTCATTAGGTTATCGGCATCGTTACTGGCAATAATTATTTTGCCGTAAAAATCTATTTCGTAAACATCGCTGCCTTTAAATTCTAAATACTGCCTGTCATCGGTTGCCATCTTTTTAAGGCGCTCCTTTTCTTTCTTCTTCTCTACATCTAAAAACCCTTCATCTATACCAATTACATGCTTGGTTATGTAGTGGCTGTTAAACGACATTTGGAAACGTTCGTTATCTATAACCGTGGCGTTGCTTCCGTAAATATCGCGCAGCCATTTCAGAAAGGTAGATTTACCGGTGTTGTTCTCCGGGCTTACCAAACACAGCACCGGTAATATTATTTTGGGCTGCGCATACATTAAATTAAGGTAGTCAAGCGCAATAGTGAACGGGTCTTTTAATATAGAAACTTCGCGATAGTTACCTGTGAATACAAAGGGGGTGCGTTTGCCTATTTCTGTAGGTATAGCTGTAAATTGTTTCCCCTTGTAATCGTTTCTATTTTCGTCAGTAATTAAAACAGGGGCGGTATCTACAATAATGTATTCGGCAGGCTCTATATCTTCAACAGCAACAAAACGACCTTCTGTTGTTTCAAACTCAATAGTTGCCTTACCTTTAAACAGGTGTTTTAAAAATAAAACAGTATAGTAAATATTGCCCGGTGCCGGTGGTATAGGCATAGGGTTAAAAAGGTTGTAGCACTTGCCAAACTCTTTGTTGTCAATTACTCGCCTGTATTCACGGTGCATAGCCGGTTCGTTTGCCCATGCTTCCATTTTAGGTATATCATCTAAAAAGGTAGGATACTGTTTTATGTAGTCGCGCTGTATTTCGCCTACCTTCCATTTTTTTACTTCGGCCAGTAAACCGTATTTGCTGGGCACCCATACTTCCTTAAACCAATCGCAACCCACGCGCACAAACTTTTGTATATCTTCATGCAGAATTTTGTGCAGGCGTTCTTCGTCTGCTATCCAGCGGTAGGTTTGCTTCTTATACTTAAACTCGTTATCGGTTAGGTATTCCTGGTAAACGGTGTAAAAGTCCTGCGGACCGGTAAGCCCAAAGTGCTGGCTAATTTTGTTTAAGCCATCGGTTATATTCTGTATGTAGAAATAATGGCTATTAAAGCTAAGTGCGTTAAGGCTGTTTACTATGCTGTCTTTATTATGCGCGAAGTTTTGCAGTAAATCATCTAAGCCCTTGCCGGTGGCTACGTGTTTGCGGTCAATGTGCCCAAAATAGGCATCGCGCAGGGCAAGGTCGGTGCCGGTGGTAATAGCCAGCATGGCTGCTTCGCGGAAGTTTTTAACGCTGCTGTAAAAGCTAACGGGGCGTTGCGCTAAATCGGTATCGGGTTTGTAGGTAAGGGTGAGGGTGTCGGCATCGGTAAGCAGTAGTATTTTTTCTACCTGGCATACGCGGCAAAGTTCTATAATATCAAAGTGCAGTTTCTTGCTGCCATCGGGATCATAAAAGCCCTGTATGCCGGTAATGCCTACTACGTGCAGCCCGGCATTGCAGCCTGCCACGGCTTTAAATTCGCCTTCGGTAAGCACCAGCAGGGGTATTTTGGTTTTGTTGGTGTATGCGTCTATTATCTGCGGGGTAAAGTAGGGGCAGTTGTGGCTACCCTTCGGGCTTTGGTATTTGCGCTCCTTTGGTTTGGTTATGCCGTTTTCGGTTACTTCGGTAATGGTGGGCACTTGCAGGCGGTCGCGGTAGTAATTTTTTACCCAGTCGCGGTTGCCATCTTCGGTTTTCTTTTGGTGGAAGGTGTACGGGGTGCCGTCTAACCGGTAGTAGTGTATGCGAATATCGCCACGCTCCGTTTGCTCAAACCGGGTGCGCTGCACGGGTTTGCCTAAGTGCTGGGCGGTAAAGTGCATGGTGGTGGCGGTAATGCCGAGGGCAGCCATGCGGGTGCTGAAGTATGTAGTAGTTTCGGACACAGTAAAAAGACAATTAGTAAATTAGTAAATGAGAAAATGGGGAAGGGTAGGGAATGGGTGTTAGGTGCGAATTTGCTACAGTATAGGGTTAATTAAAAGTTTCATGCGGGTTACATCGGCAGGTACTACGTGGCAGTATTGTTTGCCTTGTTTGGTGCCAAAGGTTATAGCGGGTTGCCCGGTGTCAAATACTCTGCGCATAGCGCGTTTGTTTAGGGTTTTGTAGCCCATGCAGTGTATTTCTATTACCAGTTGTTTATCGCTGTCGGAAAGTTCTACCCACGGTTTGGTTTGTTCGGTTGGTTGCATATTGTGTTAAGGTGTTTAAGTGTTAAAGTGTTGAGGTTAAAAAAGCCTGCGGGCTATAAACTTTGCCCCATCCATGACAACGGTATAAGTTTAAAAGAACGGTTGCGCCCGCAGGAAGGAGTTTTTATTTAAGAGAATAGAAAAGGTTTGACCAATACCCAAAACCTTGTTTTGTTTTATCCCACTTGAAGGAACTCTGCAATGAGTATTTAAGATTTATGCCGGGTGTGTTTTCTAAAGATTTATCCATGTTTTTAAGTGCCAATGTTTTGTATGGCTCCGGTAGTTCTTCTAAAAACTCTTTTTTTGTTTTGCGGTTCATGCTGCTTCTTTTTTAATGGGGGTTACTAAAAGGTTATTGTCGTTTTGAATTTTTACAAGTAGTTGGCGTATTTCGGGTTCGTAGTCTTTGGCGGCAAACAGGTTGCGCTTGTCTTTTGTTTTTCGGTATTTATCAAGCCACTGAAACATTATATCGGTGCTGGTGCATAGCTGCATCAGGTCGTTGTAGTGTTGTATTTTTTCTTCGGGGCTTAACATGGTTTAAAACCTTTCCGGCATTTCTATAGCAATGGTGGTATCGTCAATAGCTGCCAGTAATACTTCTACTGGTATAAGGGCCAGCTTGGCATCTATCAGCTTTTGTGTGGTGGTGTATTGTTCTTCTAAAAAATCTAATTCGGTTTCTTTCCACTGCTTGTATTTTTCGCTTTCGGGTTCAAACTCGTGCGTGGCTTTTAGCAGTTGGTTAAGGTTATGCAGGTTAGTATCTAACTGCGCATAGCTTAATGTGGCGGTTGGTTTTAAGTGCATGGGTGGTTTGTTTTTATGTGGTTAGTAATTATAATCTAAGCCCTGTGCTAATTGTCTAACAGGCACGGTGCCGTATGCCTTTATATATTCAGCAAAGTTTTTTTCAAAATCTTCTATAATTTGGTTGGCCTGCTTAATGTTTGCGCCCGTGTAATCATCGGGGCTTGCAACAACTTCTTTTGCGCGTTTGTATTTTTCGCCCTGTGTAATAAAGGCATTGGCGCGTTCAACAAACTCTACTGCGTGTTTGTGGGCTAAAATCGGATCGTCATTTTCCTGCAATTCGATTTCTACACCAATTTTTTCGTTTTGGTAGTTTCCTAAATTGAAAACTTTGTGGTACTGAATGTTTTTGATTTTCATAATGGAGATTGTTTTTTATGTGGTTAAAAATTATTTACTTAAAATAACTATGGCAGTAAGCAGCGGCACTACGGCCAGCACCATAAGGGCAATGTTTAAAAAGCAGAAGTTGCGCTGCGCGGCTTGTGTAGCCAGTTCGTGTTTGTGCATATCGGTGCGCAGCAAAACATCTTGGCGGTAGCCCGGTTGCATCATTACTGCCAGGGCGTGTATGTTTTTGTAGCATATAAAGCAGTTGATTAAAAACATAAGGCAAAGTGCGCCTGCGGTTAGTTGTAGTAGTAGTGTTGGGTTCATGTTTGTTTAGTTTAAAGGGTGTTGTATAATTTCAAAAACTTCATTCTTGTATGTGCCGGTGGTTTTAATTGCACCTTTTACCACGGTGTGGAAGGGTTTAGCTTCTTCTTCATAACCACTTTGCCGTATTCTTCTTAGTGCTTTTTCTACACTGCTGTAGTAGCCTTCGTGCTGTTCTAAGGTTTTTAACTGGTATATGTTTTTCATGCCGGTATGATTTGTAACGGTTCGTTAATTTTTACAGGTAAAGGCAGCAGTGTTATTTTGCTGTAGTATATAGTTCCCTTAACTTGGTTGCCCATTGGGTGAAACGTATACCAATGCACACCCTTTGGCTGAAGTTCTGCATTGCCTATTCTTTCTTCAGTAGTTAAGCCATCATCTACCTTATATATGCAGCGTCCTATACTTCCACTTTCGTGGGCATGTTGAAAAAATCTAAAAGTTGCTTTGTAGCCATCAACTCTAAAGGTTAGCACTTCATCGGATATAAGCGCAACATTTAATGCTTGCTGTAACTCAATCTTTGTAATCATGCCTATTTCTTTTTATTGGTTAATGGAATAAACTTGTATAGTTTGCTCATAGGCACCTTTACCCATGCCGCGTATGCCGCAGCTTCGCATAACAGAAAATTACTTTCGCCACGCATAAGCGCGTGGAAGCGTTTGCCGGTTACGCCTAAATGGTCTAAAAACTTTTTATCGGCTTTGTATGTTTCTAACTGTTGCCCGGTTTCTGCCAGCATATCGTTAAAGTGTTCCGGTATAAGGCAGTTGATAGTTGGGCGCGTAGCCGTTGTGCGCAGGTAAATTTCTGTTGGCACGGAAGTTGTTTTTTTTGACATCTGTTATAATGGGGTTTGTTTTTCTACGAATAACGAAAGCAAATGAAAATAATATGCTTGTAAAAACCAAGCATTGTGCAAAATAAATTTTCGATACTGATAAAATACAAGTATAAAATAGTATTTCCCCCATTACATAACCCTTAAAATTGCAATTTTATGTCCACTATACATATTGGGCGTTTGGTAGAAAGGTTGGTTGAGGAAAAGCCAATGAAGAAAAACGTATTTGCCAAAGCCATGAATTACTCGCCTACTAACATTAGCAGCCTGTTTGCCCGTGAGGATTGGCATGTAGGCATGGTAGAACAAGCCGGTGCTATAAATTATACGGCAGTAAGCATACCGGTGGAAAGAATTTAACGAAGAAAACAAACGCGTACATTACTAAAGAACATTTTGGGCACGGCAGTTTAAGCGTAACCGAAAATTACATAGATGATTTGGATAAAAACGAATTGAAGTTTTTACAAGTAGAATACCCGGAGTTTGCGGGGTAACTACAAACCAACCCTGCGCGTGTTGGCGGTGGCTTTGGCTTTGTTGTAAGCAGCTATTGCGCGTAGCATAAAGCTGCCACTGCACTGCTCACATATATAGGCATTACACATGCCGCAGTATTGCACCTGGTAAATAGGCCGTGCATCGTTAAGCGCGTATTGGTGTACTTCGCATGTGCCGGTTTTGGGTGCGCTGTTCATTACTGATTCTTAAAATATTGACAAAATTTGCCCATACTGCTAAATGACTTTTGCAATTTTCAATACAACAAAAATGGCGGCTAATCCGAAAAATGCCTTTGCTGGAGCATGTATATTGTTTACGCTGTTGTATATTGGTGAAGTGTTTTGCGAATTAGTATTACCTGCATTTGCTGCAACACAATTATTATACGCATCCTTCACAGCTTGCGAATTTGTCATTGTATCAAATGGGTCCACCATTGGTTCCGTAAATACATATCCTGTTTGTGCTGCACAACTTTTTTGTGTTGGCGTTGCAAATGTTCCTGGTGCATATAGGCTCATACGTTTGATTTTATACTGCAAAATTAAATTAAAGAAATCCTACTGAATTTTTAAGTGTGCCGGTGTTTCTTCTTACACCACTAATAGCAAACAAGCTGGGTGCGTTGGCTCCCTGGTTTACTATGCTGGCTTTCTTTTGTTGCCAGGCGGTAAGTTCTACGCGCAGGCGGTTTAAGTAACCGTAATCGTTTTGCAGTAGCTGCAAAATTTGCTCGTTGGTGGCTCCGTTGCTGCGCAGGTTGGCTGCCTTCTGTTTTATTAAAATATCCTGATCCGCAATTTTCTGCTTCAGTTCTTCTTCTTCTTCCAAGTATCTGCTTTCGCTAAAGCTGCGCACCGCCACGTTTTCTAAGTTCAAAGCCTTGTCAGCATCAAACACACCAAAGCTGGTGCGCTGGTGTATGGTTTGCGCTATCTTCTTTAAAAAATCGTTTTTGGCTTTATACTGTTTACCAAAAGCACCATTTACCAGCCAGGTGTAAATTTCATCTTCATGCAAATTACTAAGCATCGGGAATTTTTGCCGCGCCTCACCCACCCACTGCGCAATGCTTTCTATAATCTTTTCGCTGGTAGCATCGCCACCGGCCAGGCTTTTAAGCGCGGTAAAGGTTTTGCCAAACGGGTTTAAGTAAGCATAGGCCACAATGCGCATAGCGTTGCTGCCTTCGTTTTTGCGGGCGGTATCTATAACCTGTGCATAGCTGCGGCCCATTTCAATTTCTCTGCGGTAAAACATAGCGCGTTCGTAGTCTTTTTCTTTAGTAGATAGGGTATTGCTGCGCAGGGCAATTTCTTCTGCCTCTGCCTGTGGCACGGCCACAATCTTTGCGGGTATTTTAGTAAAGCGGGTGTTGCCTTGTTTGCTTAACCGGGTAAATGCTTCTAACCGGCTGTGCCCACTTAGCATATATAGTATGCCATCGGGTGCGCGCCAAAGCAGCACCGGATCAAACTCCTCAAAACGAAAGGTGCCATCTTTTACGGCATTAAGTATGCGCTGCACACTTTCTTCGCTGTAAGGTGTTTCGCGGTTTTGGAATTTCTTTAAATAAAGCTGTATATCTTTTACCGGTATGTTATGCACTTGCAATTCGCTGCCTTCCAGTTCTACACCGTTGCATAAGCGTATGGCTTCATCGGTAATAAGCCCACCGTGGCGGGTGCAGGCGCGGTTGCGGTTGTGGTCGCTGTAGGTGCCATCTACACACGGGTAAAACTCGTTTGGTATTTCTTTATAGATAGCACCCACCTTTGCAGTGCGGTTGCGTAATGCAATTAAACCGGCACCGGCACCAAGTAGTAATATGGTGTTGGCTACTTTCATTTAAAGTATCGGCCACGGTGTTAAGCTGGTAGCCAGTAAAAAATTTTCTTTAAAGCCTGCAATGCCTTCATATTCCAAAGCATCTATTGCCTGCATCATTTCGGGGTAAATTTGGCGAATAGCATTTTTTATATTCAACTCAAAAGTAGCAGCAGGTTTATTTAAATAGAAAACATCGCTTTGCCATATTTCAGATTCAAGCCCTCTGTTGCGGGTAAACTTTTCTACATTAAAGTAAAAAGCGTTTTTGTTTTTTGGCAAACCTTTAATGCGCTGTGTTAGGCTATCGCCACCAAAGCAAACTATATCAAGGTCTGTAAATGGAAGTTTAATAACAACTGAACCAACATAGCCCCACTTCTTTACATGCACAATTATATCTTTCTCAAATATCTTCAGCACTTTTATGAAATCTCTTTCGCTTGTTGGCCTTGTGCTGCCTATCTTCGCTCCCGTATCAAACGGTATTTGCACGGGGCCTACTTTTACAAGGCCGTTAAAAATTAAGTTGGTGGGTAGTGTGCCGCTGCTGATAATACCCAGTATTACACTTACTAAGTTTTGGTAGTTGGGTTGCACCACGGCATAAATAAAGCTGGTGCTGTTTGCCGGTATGTATTGCAGTTGGTTGTTTATGGCCGTGCCTAAAAAGTTGCTGTTGTTATCAAACACATTTATAAGTGCCTGCGGCACCGGGTAGCCAAAAAACTTATTAGGGTTGGTGGCTTTAATGCGCATAAGCAGCCCTGCACCATCCGGTGCGGGTTGGTAGCCATCTAAACTAAACTGCACGTGGTTTACACCCATGCGGTAAGCATACGCGCCTACGGCTAAAGTTGCTCCACCTGCCAATAAAAGTTTTGTGCTTGTTTTCATTTAGTCCTTTAAACCTTTGAAAGTATCGGTAATAACATAGTAGCAATCTTTACCCTCACCGTGTCCGATAATATCATAACCGTTCTTGCTTAACCAATCATCGGCAATATCCAATGCGCTATTAAAAGAATGGTCGTATTGCAATGTCTTGCTATCCTCAAACCTTTCTGAAATAAGCTTAACACGGCTGCCGCTGTAATTTGTAGGCCCCATGTATTTTACTTTAATAACATGGTAGTTGCGATATTGAAGTAGCCCGATTTCATCTAAGCGACCAATGCCACTTACTTTATCGGAATTTCTTTTCGCAAAAAGCGCACCGGCAGCAAAGGCGGCCAATGGTAAAATGTAGTTGGTTGTTTTCATGGTAGTATTCTTATTATTTCGTTTTGTGTAATAGTTTCCGGTATCTTAATTTTTCTGCGGCTCATGCAACAAAGTTTTTAATGCGCACACTGTATATTTTCCATACGGCATAAGCAGTGCCCAGCAGCAGCAGTAACGCTATCAACGAACCACCCACATACCAAGCCCCCTGCTTACGGTACCGTATTATATCTTCCTGTAAAATTGCCGTAACCTGAACGGCTTTAGAATTGCTTAAAACCCTTCCACCTGTGCCCTGCACCGAAATACTGAAGGCATTGCCTTCTTGTGTTACCACTACAGTAACGGGTAACATCAATTCCAGTTCTTTATCTGCGTATAGTATGGTATCGGTAAAAAGTAGTGGTTGCTCTAAACACTTCTTCTCTTTAAACAGTTGCACTACCCGTGCCTTTGTCTTGTGTCTTGTGTCTTGTGTCTTGCCAGCGCAGGTATCTACAAATAGCGTATCTAATTCCGTCAGCACCAAATAATTATCGGTAAGTGGTGTAATGGTAGTATCAATATACACCGTGCGCAGTATTTCAAAACTATCCTGCTTAGTGTACGCGCGTAACTCCGGGTGCGTGGTAAGTAACCGTTGCAGCCGCTTTTGTGGAGTGCAGCTACTAACGGTTACAAGACACACTATGAAGAAGAATAAGAAAGGACGCGCCAAAAGTTTCATCTAATTAGTTTCTGTTTTGCCTGTAGTAATAAATTGCGGACAAAAAAAAAGCGTGGCAATAATTACAGGCCCCTTCTTTTTTACTTCAGTAACCACATCGCTAAAGGTTATTGCGTTAAGCCTGTTAAGCCAGCCCTGCAAAAACATGCCATACTTTGCCGGGTTACTTTCTGCCAAATAAACGCGCTGGTCAATGTTGCGCTGCTTTACGGCATTAAACACTGCCTGCGGGTTTAGTGCGTTTACTACACCCACGGTATAATTATTAAACGGCACGTTGCCCTGGTCTACACTTCCGCCTGCATCGGCTATGCCTTGCCTGCTTAGTTTTAAACTTCCGGTAGCTATGTAGCTATCAAACATAATATGCGCCACACTATCGTTTAAAAGTGCATCGCCTGCCATTTTATCCCAAAACAATTTTTTGTAAACTGCTTTAGCAATAGCCGGAGTAATTGCCCGCATTTGGCTTACCGTTGGGGGAAAGCCCAAATACGTTTCGTACGCAATAGCACTAATACCGCGATTTGTACCCACCAGTTGCCCCAAACTATTGTAGTTTGCACTATCGTTGGCAAAAGCCTGATAGCCGCCCTCAAAGTTTAAAGTCTTATCTACTATGGTTGTAAAGTTTGCCATTACGCTTCCTTATTTACCGTTTGTGTAAAAATTATTTTATCGCCTTGCTGCACCTGAAAAAAAACACTATCGCCCTGCGGCAATACGCTAAACGCAGTATCGCCCTGCCAGCTTATGGTGTTGGTTAGTGTGGTATCGTTTGGGCTTACTGCACCGTTAATGCCTTTGCTGCCTTTGGTAAGGTTAAACACCAGTTGGCCGTTTACCCATTGGTGGGTTAGTCTTGGCTTGTTATAATTAAACCAAAAGAATAAGCCCATCACCGGCACTAAAAATAAATACGATCCGTCTTTGCTGCTCACTTTATATAGTTTTTATAAACGTAAAGCCCGCCACCTACTAAAGCCAATAGCCCTAAAGGTTTTGCCAAGCCGCTTAAAAAGTTTGCACCGCTGCTTACATTGGTTACTACATCGCCCGCGCCTTGCGCTAAGTTTCCGGTAGCATCAAACACCGGCATTACTATAGCACTTACTACGCTGTCAATATCTACGCCCTGGCTGCGCATGTAATTGCGAAAAGCAGAATTGTATTTGCACCAGTTGTATGGTCCGGCAAAACTATCCTGCTGGTTCCATGCGGCCGTAAATACCAGCGCGGCATCTTTTGCGCTCATTAGTTTGCGCAGTTCTACATGCCATGCCTGCCATTCGGCACACTGCCAGTAGTCGCCCCAGCCCCAGCCATCCAGCACCGGCACACTTTGCGCGGTAATGGGTTGCCCGGCAAAGGTTAAACCTATGCGCGGTTTTAAGCCACTTATGTATGATACTCTTGCCATTTGGTTTGTTATTACCAGTTATCGTATGGATCAATATCGGCTGCGGTAATAGTGCTGCCACCGCCACCGGTTAAGCTGCTCCACGGTATGGTAGTTAATACCTGCCCTAAAGCGTTTACTATTTGTGCCGTGGCACCTACAGCCTGCACCCAAACCGGTTGCCCGCTGGCATTACCAAAGCCGTTCCACTGCCCGCCTGCGGGTATGTATTGCGCTCCTGAATAACCCGGTGGTGGTGTTGGTTTGCTGAAGTATTGGTAAGCTGCAAACGCTGCCAAGCCTACGCCTGCTACAAGTGCTATATCTTTTGTTTTCATAGGTATAAAGTTTAAAGCCCGCTAATGCCGGGTTTGGTTTCAAAAATGTTTGTTGGGTTTAGCCACTGCGCCTGGTTAGTGTTGGGCTGCAAAGTGTTGTTTACAATATTGGTAGGTATAGCCGTAGTGTTGGCGTTTACCGGTGTTGCCGGTGCTGCTTCTGCTTTTGGTCTAAAAACCAAATACCCGGCATAAAATGCCAATGCACTGTAAAGTAGTGTTGAAGTTTTCATAATTATTTCTTTTGCGCTTTAGCAATTTGATTTTTCACCACGTTAGCCAGGCTATCGCACTTCAGGCAGGTTTCAAAGCTGCCGGTGCTTAATTGCCCTTCGGCTTTGCTTACGGTGCAATGTTTTTGCACATCTTTTACAAAACTGCACGAAGCAACAGTGCAAAGCATAATGGTGGAAATGATTAGTGTTTTCATAGGTTCAATAGTTTTTGAATGAAATTTTTAAAACGTGGCGAAATAGTGCTAACCCCTACCAACACTGCGGTTAATGCCGCTGCGCTTTGCAGGCAGTGCATAATCAGTTGCACCAGTTTATCGGCACCGGCTGCGCTACTCATAATGTCTAAAGCAATGCTTATAACAAAAAGTGTAACAGTTAGCAGGGCTCCTGGCATAGTGTCGCTATTATGGTGGTGGTTAAACTCCATTGGTTATTTATCCTTTGGTGTGCCGGTTACATCAAAATCTTTTACCAATACACCGCCCACGGCTATAAGTATGGCAAAAACTATTTCGGTAATTGTTTTAGCGTCAAAGTGGTACCCGGTAGCATCCAGTGCCGGCTTAGCGGCCATTAATGCTGCCATAACGCAGGCTACAAGTGTTGTTTTCCAGTTTTTCATATTTATAGTGGTTTGGTTATATTTTAAGTGTCTCCGTTAATGTGCAGTCCAGTTTGTGCCGTCAAAAAATGCAATAGTTCGCACCGCTCCACCGCCAACTAATGTTGCTCCGTAAACAGGCGCAGCAGCATCGGTTACATATGCCATATCGCCAACAGTTCCCGCTGGCAATGTTCCTACCGTGTAGGCATTCAATCTTACAACATCATCAAACTTTATGCGTGGCAGATTGGTTGATATATGCACCGCATCGGTAAGCGTAATGTTTACACTGTCGCACAAAGCCAAATCAGTATTTGAATGATTCTTTACTACAAAGCCGCCATCGCATATATTGGTTATAGTATTAGCTACCGTATCGCCATAAATAGTGGCATTGTTCCATTGGTTTGCGCCTAAGTTCCACGTGCCAACTTCCCAATCAAATTGCAGATATTGGTTGGATGAAAAATAGTCGCCCAAGTTGTAGGTAGTTTGTGTAAGTTTTGAAACTACATTTACTCCACCGGGAGTAATTATTTCATGCTCCATTACACCGGGCGCATATTCTGATATAGAATAGAACTCGTTTATAGAATCCATTACACCAACGACAGTAAAGCCGTTAAATGGGTTACCTGGTGTTGGTGAATTTAACCCATAGATACCTGCCCAATGACCTAAATGGTCGCTTGAAACAAGTTTAAACCCTGAATAGGTTGCAGGTGCAAGCTGGTAAGGAATTTTCTTCCCCATAGCAAAGAAAACCGAATCGCCAATGTTTGCCGCAACAGCAGAATCGCTTTTAATAATAAGCGGTTGTCCGTCTGTTGTGCCTAAAAAATTAGTTGCAGGGTTAGTGCCTGCGTTGCCGCTGGTGTCCCAAAAACCGGTAACGCTGTTAGCATCCAGTTTGGGCGTAAACTTCCATGCATTTACCGTTGCGTTTACGTGTGCCGTATCGCCACTAAAGTTTATTAGTATGCTATCTGTTGCGCCTTGCTGTAATTGTATGTTGGTGGCGGTGGCTGCTACCCTGTACCCTGTGCCATTAAATAAGCCAATAGCTGATTTGCTGTTGTTAAGCAATAAAGTGCCTAAGCCGTGGTTAAGTGTACTGTTAGTGCCAATGGTGCGCAGGGTTAAACTGTCGCTGCCGTCTGTTTGGCTTACTTCTTTTTTAAAACTTACCTTTTCGTGGAACACACTGGGCGCGTACCAGTTATTTTGCGCACCGGCTACGGTGGCAAAGGCAATTAAGAGTATAGTTAAAAGTTTCTTTATAGTTTTCATAGTGTGTTATGGTGCTGCCAGGTATAAAATGTTTGCCTCTATGTTGTCGCTTACTATTGTTATAAAAGTTATAATGCCGGTGGCACTGTCAAAACTGTAATCTGCGGGGGTTCTGCGCGTTTGCAGGGTTTGCCCGCCATAAAATACTTCCAGCAGGGTTGCCCCTATTAAATCTGTGCGGGTGTATGCCTGCGTGCCGCTTACGGTCAAAAAGCTGTCCATATCGGTTGCGCCTTGCGCTGCTGCTGAAGTAAATGGTGTACCAAAGAACATGCGTTATACTTTATGTATTTTAAACCGGTAGCCTACAAATAAATTATGCACGGCTGCCGCTGCGCCATCAATAGCAGAAAACTGCACGTTGTAGTTTCCTAAATCAAAAAAGCCACTTGGTATAAACGGGCTCCAACTTGCGCCTTCGCCTTTGGTGCCGCTGCGCAGGGTAATTTCGCCACCGTCAAAAGTTATGGTAGCCAAACTGTTAGTGCCCTGGTTTTTAAAACCTAAGTCAATAATCTGCATGTTGTTAAACCCGGCTATTTCGGGAGTAAACAATAACATGCCCGCAATAGGTGCATACACCCCGCAAGTGTTTAACGAAATTATGGATGCAAAAATTGGTTTGCTGAAAGAAGAACACAAGCGCGAAATGC